GGAGATTCTGCGCTGCACGCCGAAGATGATGTTCTTCGGGTTCAACAGGAAGGCCATCGTGTCGGGGATCAACGCTGCCCCTTTCACATCCACGTTCAGCATTTTCAGCGGAGCGCTGCCCGTCAGGACCGTATCGCCGAGGGTTGTCTGTCTGCTGGCAATCGCGGACCGCAACGAGATTTCCCGCTGCATGGACGTATAAAACCTAAACTGAGGCAAGAGACGGTGATACCGGGTAGGCAGCCCCTGTAACATACGCTTAAAAACATCAGGGCTAATGGGCGCCCCGCCGACGTTCACAATGTTAGAGGTAGTCCCCGCTACGATGCCGTTTTGCATTGCCAAGTACGGATCGGCTGAAGTAATATCCCCGAGAATAATCTTTTCTTCCAAGTCTAACGCCGCCCGCTCCGCCATCATGTCCAGCAAAGTTTGCTGCAAAGCTTCCCGTTCGATGTTGTCTTCCAGTACCTCAATGGGAATGTTGAGTTCCGCGATGACTTCTTTCGTGCTCAGCGTCACTTTACTGGTGGTCGGCACAGTCCGCTGGGATCGGGGCAAGGCGCGTCCGCCTACTTCTCCTAATTCCGGCGTGGAGATCAGACCTTGCGGGGCGGGGTACAGAATACGTTGGCCTAGTCCGAGTTTGTTGATCTCCATCGTCGGGCTGTTCATTTGAACGACGCGGACTTCGTTCAACAGGGTGGGCGTGTCCATCATGCGCCGGAAGAAGCGATTCGCCTGCTCAGGAACGAGATAGCCGCCGCCACCCGTCAAATCGCTGAGGGCAATGTCGGCTTTTTGCAGTAGAGCTTGGTTTGAGGTAGACATACCGTTTGTCCTTTATTCTAGGGGGGAGGGGCGTGGCCTTACGGCAGTTACTTTTTAGGGTCAATCAGGGAGATATACCCCAACCGATCTTTGACCCTACGGAAAGCGTCGTCCTCGTCGCTAAAGAGGCCGGAGTCGGACGAATTTTGTTTCCTTACAAAGTCGGGCGTTTTAGCTTTCTTCTCCGGCACAGAGTTCTCCAGCGCCTTTACCGAGGCTTCCAGTCCGGAGGCTTTCTCGGCTGCGGCGCCGACAGCCTCCTCAACGGCGGACATCTTTGCGCCTAGCGTTTCTACGGATTTGGCGACGGCGGCGAGCGCGTCTTTGATCTCTTGCAGTTCTTGCACGGGGGTCTCCGGAGCGAGGGATTGTAAGGGTTGACTCTCAGGGGGGAGGAGGCTTTTCGCCTCCGCGCTACCCTTGAACAGAGTGTACAGGGAGCCTACAAGTTGGCTAAACTCTGCCAGTATGGCGTTCACGGCGGAGGCCGGGTCGTCCGCGTGCCGATGGGCATTAACTATGGCGGCGGACATGGCGTCCTCCAGTTCTTCGTAGCCGGGAGGCACCCCGTCCGTCATTCCCGCCAATAGTACTTCAGACAGCTTGTAGCTATTGCTACACTCCGCGTAGTAGCACCAGTATTTCTTCTCTTTAACAGGGCGGGAAGACGCTTTGCTTGCCGCCGTGCTGTCTGTCGGCGCACTTTCCTGTGGCTTTTCGGGCGGCTCCGGGGCGTCTTCCGTGGGAATCTCGTCGGACTTTTCCACGGGGTCGGGCACATTGTCCGTCGAGTCATCGGATTCGTTCAGGGCGGCGGGGGCGTTTTCGTAGACAACGCCGGTCACACCGGCTTCCATCTCGATTTCGCGCAAAACGCCGCCCGTCTGGGCTTCGTTACCCTTTGCAAAGAAAGAATCTTCCTTTACCTCAATAACGTAGCCCGTCCAGTCGTTGCCGTCTAAGTAGGCGGCTACCTCAGCTTCGGAAGGGAACACTGCTTTAGCAAAACGCAGCCCGTAAACCGCGATATTTTGCTCGTTCCTTTTAGCCGCCCTTTCCGGGGCTTCCGGAGCTTTCCTTGGCTTTCGTGCCACGGCGGTCTCCTTACTTAAGGTTTTCAGCGCGGCGAAAGGGGTTTCGTTCGCTCCGCGATCAACCAAGGAGACGAACAGCGGGGTCGCGTCTTTCAGGTAGTTAACCCGCCGGACTACTTGCCTCACTTTCTGCTTCATACCGCTACAACAAAAAATATCTATGCGAGTGGCCGGCGGAGTCTTCCGTCGAGGAGCTGCACGCAATCTCGTGCGTATGCCCGGCGTCTTCGGACGTATGGCCGCCTACCACTTTTCCATTATTGTCTAGTTTTACATAATACACATGCGAATGTCCATTACTATCTTCGGTTTTTCCAAACATTTGAGACATTACGTTTACGGTAACGGGGACTTCCTCCTTATAGGTGTATATTTCCATAGAGTAACCGTTGTACTTCCCCGATTTAATTTCGCGCCACAAAGTGTCGTCGTGCACTTTTACTGCTAAAACCCACGCGCCTTCAGTAAAGTCAGGGTCGCCCGGCCGGGCAATGAAGGATTCGACTGCCGTAGCCGCCGCCTTTATGTTGTTATGCTGTGTGTCGATACACTCCGCCTTACCGTGGAGCAGGAATTTATGTGCTAGCTTTTCCAGCTCGTCGGCGGACATGGCGTCCCCGTGAGAATCCACTACCTCAGGCGCATAAACCTCCCCGTAGACGATCTGCTTTTCGCCGTGTACTTTTTTGAAAATGACCTGCGCAGCGGAAGACGTGTGCTCCGGCAGCTTCGCTTTAGCAATAAGCTCATGCTTGTTCATAGCGTTACCTTATGGTTAGGCTGCGGCGGAAAGGCCGGCAGCGTATGAGGAAAGTAATTCCGCCGCCTCTTTAGCGAGGGGCTTGCCCGGCAAGGTAGGAGCCTCCGCCGCTGCGGCCATTTGTTGAATAAATGTGTCGAGACCCTTAATAACGGTCCCTTTCTTCACCATCTCCAGTATGACGGCGAAGGGAGCGTTACCCCAGTCCTCCGAGATACTGGGGACGTCTATCGCCAGTATCTGGTTAGCCAGCCCGATCACGACGTTAGGCGTCAACGCGCCTTGCCCGCCAAGAGAGTCTACGATTGTGGCAATGGACTCCGGGTCCGACAACGGCGCCCCAAGGGACTTAAACCTCCAGTATTTAGGGCTATAGGTGGAGAAGATCTTCGTGTTGAGAAACTCATCAAACCGCATACGCTCAGGCAAATACACTTGATTTTCCGCAACCTGCATGGAGGCTATGGCCGACGCGCGGGTGTAATCCTGCGCCCTTCCTTGGCTAATCGGAGGGAGGCGAAACACGGAGCGTCCTTTCTCCGCGTTCTTGCTGTCGTACTCTTGGAAAAGTCCTTCTTGCTGTCTTTCCGAAATCATAGGCCGCATATCGATGCGCGGCGCAGGCTGGGAGTGGTCCAGCCCGCCCGCTTGGTCGTCCGCTAAAGCCTCTATGACAAGGACGCGATTCATCGAGCCTTGTCCCCTGCGGCTGACAATCGACTCTTCTAACGCGGCGAACGACTCCTGCGTTAAGTTACCCCCCGACACAAGCACTGCCATTGCCGGAATAGCGTTCTCCCGGAAAAAGTTTAAGTTAACCTCCTCCGCTTCTCTGCTTCCGAGAATGGCGGGCAAAATGCCTACCCATTTCGGCACACCGTACAGATGGCCGGGCATGTACTGCGCGTCCATATAGATCTCCGTCGCTTGCTCCTCAAACGGAAGATCCGGATTCACCTCGCCTGTTTTGGGGTCTATCGTTCGAGGGTCGCCGAACTCTTTAAAGTATACGCGTTCCAGCGTGCCGGGACTAATCTGAACATACCTGCGAAAATACCTAGGGACAGTGCGCACAAACGGATCACCGTTAGCGTCTACTTGCGTGACCCGCACATACGCCGGCGTAGGGTCCACGCGCGTCATCCTTAACGTAAACATCGGGACATGGTCGAACAGGACGACTTGTCCTTTCCGATTTCGCGCGACCTCAAATGCCCGGCCCCCTAGGATCTCATAGTCGCTCCTTGACTGTTTTCGCGTCTCGACAAGCGATCTTGACTGGGAGAACCCCGTAACTACGGACTCCAGCATCTTCATCTCTTTGAGGGCGGCGACGCTTTCTTGCTTCCCTTTCGGCCCTATGTACTCCCAGATATGCCCGTAACCCTCGATGTTAATAGCCATCGATTCGACGCACGGGCTAAGGATGCTGCTTTGCGCGTAAATATTGATTAGGCGATTGAACGTATAAATCGGCTCCTCGATACAGTAAACCATGTCCCCCCCGTAAACGGAGGAGAAAGGATCGCTTAGCTGTTGACTATGCTCCCCTTTCCGTAGTATTCCGTCTTGGTATACGGTGAGCGGCTCAAGCTCGGAGATTAGCGGGACACGTCCGCCCGTGCGGGGCGCGCGAGCCTTCGCCTCCGTAGGCACGGTTTCGAGTTTCGGCGCTTGAACGGAGTTGTGCACACGCGGATGTCTTTTTCTAGCCATAGTGATCTGCCCGACGACATAAAGTAAATTACCATAACTATATAGTAAAACGGGTTAACGTCAATTGTAAGACACATATATGCTTTCCCCTACGCAGACCGACGACTTTGTTCCCGACGACGAATTAATGAAATTTTTTCATGGCAAAGATTTGACAGAAAACGTCTTAAGCTCCGCTAGCCGAGAGGCGATTGTGCGCGCTCGACCCGCCTCTCGGGAAGGGGTCCGCGCCGTAGTGGAGGATACGCCGAGAGGTCGCGTGCTGCGATACCCTCCTGATGAAGACGGTAAAGTGTGCGAGGTGCTTATACCGCAGGAGCGCTTAAAGGAGGTTGATGTTACGGCGCTTCGCGACACGCTATACGCGCTAATGGCAGTGGCGGCTTGGGAGCCCTTTGTTAGCCTAGGTCTTACCCCCGTACCACAGGAAGACGCTACGGAGGTGGTCGCCATTATGCGGGCTATTGCGCGTGAGCACGGCAAGCCCATTTTAGACGGGCCTGATTTGATAGAGCATATTCTAGCCCATGAAGATAAAGAGGCTCCGCTAGGAAAACGTTATCGAAAAGCAGTGCCCGCGTATCCCGCAGCTTTTGCGAAGTTCAAGGAGGAGCAGCGCGTAAAACGCTTGCTCCGTCGAAGGAAACGACTGAACCGTGGAAAGAGACGGAGCAAGAAATCCCGTTAACATTGTTCAGGGGTTCAGGGGGTGGAGCAGCGCGTAAGCCATCATCTTCGGCTAACCACGCGTCGCAGTGTCACCCTCCTCTTGGTTGCCTTCCTGTTTAAATAGGACACCGCCGTGCGTTCACAGGACCCGTCCTTAATACTTTCCGCTGTGGCGGGGTCGCCTAGCAGGCGTGTCCGTTCGTCAAAGCTGTAGTCTCTGGCCATGGACCACGACGATTTTCGCGTCATCAGGAAGCTAGTAACACCGCACAGGGCGTCCGCGACGTCCTTGCTGGACTGCGGGCGGTGATCCACCTTGATCTTGTTATTCTTAACAACCTGTTCCAGTTCGGAAAGCTCGGTCCGCGCAATAATATGACGTGGGAGAAGTAGCCGGCCTTCGTACAAAGCATCTCGTAATACGTTGTACGGCTCTATCTTCTCTACGGAGATATATTCGGTCGTGAATCCTTTAGTCTTTAGGATCTGCCGCGAGTCTACGGACTGGAAGCCGTCAAAGGTTACCCACTTCAAGGGAAGCGCATAGTCGTCTCGCAGGGCAATCAGCAGGGCGCGAATGGAGGCAAACTCAATCTCTCCCCCGGGAGGAGCCACCACGCGCAGCGCAAAATCTATGGCGATCACCGGCATCCATTCTTGCCGCCTCTTTTCGGTCACGGGATCGTAAGACTCAACCATGCGCAGCCCTGCCACATGCCCGACGGCGATCCCGCAAGCGTCCTTTTTGAGCCCTAAGTCTACGTGACACGCACGCGGACTGTCCACGTCCAGCCGAACATACTCAGTGACGGGGCGAGGCATCCCCAGAGATAAGTCCACGCTTTCTTGTCGAAAGATGTTACGGTAGCCCGCCTTTTCCGCCGCCTCCATGCACTCGGCGATGCATTCCCTTCTGAGGATAAAAGGCGAGGTGGCGAGCGTCGTTTTGCCGGCAAAGTCTCTGATGGCCCCATCCGTGTTATTCTCAAAATCAGTTCGGAAATCCTCGGGCACGTCGATAACTTCGCAGCCCGCCGGCGCCGTTTCTCCCGTAGCTAACACTTTTGACCGGATCGTATCGTTACCGATCAGAACCCGAAAAGTCCGGTCGGAGAATGTCCCTTCCGGCTTGACCTCCCACTGTGCATATGAGTATACGTAGATGGAAGGGTCGGCGCCCCCGCACATGGTAGACTGGGCGGCCTTCAGTTCCGTGAAGTCGTCGGGAAACCGCGACGAGGAGATTAAGTACAGCGTTCCCGGTAATTTCCCTTTTTGCATAAACCGGGATTTGCGTCGCTTAGCTAACGTGTCATACAGGGCTTTGGCTTGGTCGAACGACCCGTCCGCGTTGGCTTCGGAAGACTTAGACTCACCGATCTTCTGCATGAAGTTCATTTCGTCCAAGATGCCGCCCATGACGTTCATGGAGATAGCCCCTGTCGTAGCGGACGACACCGGAACGACGGAGACGTTGTTCCTCCTGAAGATCATCTCGCTGAGGACTTTTTTGTCGTAAGGATAAATTTTCTCAAAATACGGGGACTTGCGGAGGTACTGCCCTAGCTCGTTGAATACCGCTTTCTTTGCCGTAGACAGTCGGATCGACTGGATGGTAAAGATAATCGAGGACTTCGACGGCAGGCCGAAAGTGTTTTGCGGGTTACGCATACACGAAAGCTTATACAGATCCCGTGAGAGCATCAGGTTCGCCAGCGTAGACTTCCCGATCCCCAAGGCTCCTTTTAGTACGGCTTCCGTATAGATCCCCTTGTCCAACTCATGGCACGCCTCGATAATCCTCGGGTAAACCTTACTTTCCTCCACGCCCAGATAGGCGGGGTCGAATAAGAACGTATCGATTGGCACAAGAGGACGCGCGTAGGCGCATTGCTCTAGCAGTAAGGCAAGATCCCCCGTTCTCGCCGCCGTCTGTATGGCGTCCCCCCATGCCTCCCGCGTTTTACGGTCGGACATTCCCGTCAGCTCGATGCGTAACTGCTCGATTAGCGCGCGCAGTTCTTCGTCTTCGTCCCACGAAGATCTACTCGTCGTCTTTCTTATCATACGAACTGCCTAGCACTTTTTCTGCTATCTGATGCGTTATCATATGTAGCCGGGACGCTTGCGCTTCTTCGGCTTTAATGCCGCGAAGCGTATCACGCACGTCTGCGGGAAACGAGGCGAAAGAGTCCCCTTCCGACGCTGAGACGCTGCCGCCAAGCCCTTTTATTTTTGCAAGCTTGTCCAGAAATTCCGCCGCCACAAGAAACTCTTTTGCCGTCGTCGGCAAAAGTTTGCGCATCGTGCGCTCATGAGCTACGTCTATGGATATGCGCTCCTTTTGCAGGCGATACAGTCGGTTTAACTCGGCTTCTACGTCTACGCCGGGGCGGTTCGCCTCCATGAGGGCATCCAGCGGCGCGTGAGTAGCGTCGGAGGTCAGCAGATGTATATTTTTCGCTCGAAAAGTATTTAACGCAGCCGAAAAGGTGCGCTCGGAAACGTCGAGCCAACCGTTAGTCGCAAACCATTTAGCGATGTCGGGGACGGACTGCCCTTCCCGCAAACTAAGGACAATCGCGGAATAGCGCGGGTTCCTCAGTACGATGTTGATCGCCGCCTGATCCTTTCTTTGCTTGTCCGCGTCAGCCGCGCTAGGCGGCGCCTTTTTAAGCGCGGGTCTTCCTAACGGACGAGAGCTTAGTTTTCGCATTGCCCGGAACCTCGTTTGTTACCCACTGCTTCACTACGTCCGCCATAGCGCGCCCGTCTTCCGCGCATTTCGCTTCAAGGGCCGCCAGCTTCTTTTCCGTTTCGCGGTCGATAGGGATGTAATGGTGCTTCTTGCCTTCAAAGGAGAAGACCAGAAACCCTTTTTCCATATCCGTCCCGCCTTCCCGGAAAATTCCGTTTAACACGGCGGATAGATCGTCCACGGATTTAATAGTCTCTTTCGCGTCTTGCAGCTTCTTGCGCTGCGCCGGCGTCACTGACTTCTCGACGCTCGAGTACAGCTTTTTGAACGCCTGCTCTTTGGTGAATCCCATCTGCGCCTTGATAAGCGCCTCTTCCAGCCCCGCCCGCTTTAATTTGTCGTACAGGCGCACGAATTTTTCGGGATCCGTCGTACCTCGCAAATTATTCCGGGCCATTCCCTCGATGTCCCGTTTCGTCTCGTCCCAGTCATGGTGAATTATCGCCGGAAGCTTGGTGAACTTTAGCAGTTTCGCCGCTTTATACCGATGCTCTCCGCTGACCATCGTGTACCAGCCGGCCTTCTTGGGGTCCGGCGCGACATGCACGGGTTCGTCAAAACCGTCGGTCCTGATTTTTTCTACAAGAAGGTCGAACGTCTTGTCGTCCTGAACGTTAGGGTTCTCCTCCCATAAGGTAATTTTGTCGATAGGGATGTCGTACACCTTAACGGTGGAGGACATCGGCGCCGGAGGCGTCGCGGGCGCCTTATCCTTAGCGGAAAGCGCGGCGCGTCTTTTAAGTACGGGAGGCATGATTAACCTTTTAAAGAAGCAAGGAATTTGTCTTTTCTGATGAAGATCTCTTCGGCGGTCGTGCAGTCGTCCACGTAGCCCGCTTCCTTCATGCTGTGGTTAATGGCGGACCTCGCGTAGGTGAACCCCGTCCGCCTCGTCATGTCGCCGACGACCACTCCGTTGGTGTTTTTTGCCAACGAGTTAACATAGGCGCAGACGTCGTTCAGCTTGTACTTGGTCCCCTTGAGCGAGTTCACCATTTCTTGCACGCCCTTCGGCGTTTTGTAGCCGTTTAAATACTTGCGTGCCGGCTTCTCCACTTCGTCCGCGAGCCGGCGGATACACAGCGGGGCGTTATACTTTTCCCGAATAATATCTCTCCACGGCAGCACTAGTTTCCGCGCTTCCTCTTTATTGTCGCGTATCCACATAAGCGTGCCGACCAGTTTGTCCTTCTTTTTCCGGGGGATAACGAAAGGATAATCGGGGAAGAACGTGCGCTGGTAATCGGATTCCGTAATAATCCCGGGCACGCCCATATATAACGCTTCAAAGATGCCCGTCGGGTGATCTAAGTGAGACAGCGGGCATACGAAGCACGCGAACTTCCGCAGCATACGAATGAAGTTGTCGCGCGGGTTGTTTTCCAGAATAACGAATTGTTTTCCTACGTTCGCAAAGTCGAACCCCGCCCGTTTCAGCTTATTTTTCATCGGCCCTTGCAACCTGCCCGACAAGGAAATGGTCAGGCACACGTCCGTCATGCCCGCTTTAAACAGGTAATCGAACCATGGCACGTATTCGATGTAAGAAGGCCCGAACAGTCGCCCGAGGCAAAGCACCTGAAACCCTTTTTCCGCCTTCCAGCGGTCCGGCATGTAAAGCTTGTCCAGTTCGGCGCACTCGACGCCGGCGGGGATGACTTTTGTCCGGTCCGACCACTTACGTATGACGCTGAGCGCGAAAGTGTCCGTCATAGCTTCCGCGACTTCCGTGCGGTTATGATCGGAGAGGAAGATCGAACTGTCGGCGGCCAGATAGCCCAGACATTGCGCCCACCAATAAGCCCGTGTTGTGAACTGGCGCTTTCTTGTCTGGGGGAACTCCTCGATAACGACAACGGGCAGCCCGTAGCTTTTATCGGAAAAGACGTCCTCTACGTCAAAAAAACGAGGGCTTTCTAACGTGCGTTTATACGTCAGCGCCAGCGAGGTTCGGCAAGTAACAAGAACGTCAATATGATACGTTCCTGCTATTCGGTTAAAGAGGTTAAAGAACTTATCCGTAATCAGCCCGTCCACGACAAACTGGTCGGTGATATGCTCGGTACGAATAATCCCGACGTTCGGGTGGGACTCAATTTCGTTTGGCGTGTATTCCGTGTCAGGAAGCATCCAGTAAACAAAATGTCCGCGAGCAGTGAGTTCGCGGACAAGGGAGACATATTTATGATACGTACTCGACCCCGCTAAGTTCCCTGACTGAACGTACACGCCGTCGATCAGGACGCGAAGCCTAGGGACGTATAAATTTTCCGCCATAACGCCGGCTAGTTTAGGATTACATAGTCTCCCCCTTGGCCGTCGCGTTGCGCGCTTAACACGGGAGGTTCCTCCTTATTAGGAATATACATTTTTATATCTCTTGTCAAGACGGGCTGTTTACCCTGCTCCGGAACTGTCTTAGTGTCGAAGGTCCCGTCGTCTTTCTCATAAACGTAGAGCCTGACCCTTAACGCACGCCTTCCCAGCCCTGTTATGTTACACCCGGAGACGGACAAGGTTCCCACCTGCCTGCCCGACCACGGACATTTGCGTCGGCCAATCTCAAACACAAGCCCTTGGTTCTTAAGGTCTGCAACTCTACGACTTACCGTAGTAAGTTCTAGGCCCAGAGTTTCCGCTATCTGCGTGCGCGTGCAGCCGAAGTGGGTTTCAATGAAACAGTACAGACGGTATGTTATCGTACCGTGCATAAGCAGAGGGTGCCGGCCTTTATACCCCGAAGGGCGTCGTTTTTGCGCGCTCATCTCATACTCGCCGGCTGGCTTTGTCAAGGCCCGCCCACAATAACTCCATATCGGGCTGTAGCTGCGCTTCTTGCTGCATTATCGCGGCGGGTAAGTGTTTGATGAACAGACTCTCAGGCAGTGTAAGTCCCGCCTCCTTAATGCGGCGCTCCGTGATGCCCACCCAGCATATCCACCGCCGTATAGCGGCGTAGTCTGCGCCCCTGTCGCGGCCTATGCCTGCGGCTAACGGTATAAAATCTCCGTCCTCTGCCGCAAGGTAGGCCCAAGCGTCCCGCCCTGCGTCGGCTAGAGTTCCCGGGGCGACTAGGGAGGGGCGAACCTGAAGCCCGCCGTATAGTAACCATTTCACGACCCGTTCGGGGAGCGCACTAATTACACTGAAGTTCTCCGGGGTGGGCAGCGCGGAAACAAGACCCAATAGTTCCTCGTCCGTTGTTGGGTTATCCCCGTGGGGCTCTTTTTCGTGCCAGAACGCTCCCTCTATCCCTCCCGGTAACTCCGCGATAGTCCATGTCTGAAGCGCCATCACCAACCAGCTGCTCAGCGGCCGGCGCTCCTCCGGCTTGCGGTCTGCCGATTCGTACAGTTCCTGAAAGGTAAGCCCTACCTCCGTGTAAAAAGCGCCCAAACGTAGCATTACGTACCGCGCCGCGTGTTCCGCCCACTCCGAGTCACGCAGCATGAAATAATAACGCTTCTGCCACACGTCTAAAGCGGCAAGGTAGGAGCGCAATAAGGGCATCTCTACCGCTGCGGGAGCGGCGTCCCCGTCTCCGCATAGCAACGCAATACGCCGTCTTATGTTTTGCCCGCAAGGGGTTCGCAAAAGGTAGTCCCTAGGTAAGTCTTTGTTGAGGCGTCGAGGAGGCTGAAAGTATCCCAGTACCCGCGTCTTCGACGGAGCCGTTTTGGTGAGTTTCACCATAGACACTACCCCCGCACGTCTTCCACCGTGAACTCCAGCCGCATCGTCGGCGGATTTTCCTCGTCGGCACATCGCAGCGCCCGCAATGCGCGGTACTGCTGCCCCTCTCGCGTAAGAAAGAAACCTCCGCGCGTACCTTCTATATCTTGGTACGTTTCGCCCCATCGGATAAACTCCGTGCCGGGCGAGGCTAGTCTAATTAATAGGGACGAGCTTCGCGGGATCGACGTAAGCGGCCCCATTTCGGCGATAAACCGCACGTCCGGCACGATAAAGACGACAGGCGTGCCCTCGGCTTGTGCTGAGAGGGTAATCGCGCGCGCGGCTCTCTTAGCAAAGAAGTCCGCCCCCCAGTTCGGTTTGATGCAACTTTCCGCCAGAGACGCCCAGACCTCCCGCGGACGCTTGCCGTCAAATTCCGCGAGCGGAGTTTCTTTGTCTTCGTCTTTTACACAGTCTTCCCGCAGTCTGTAGAGGGCGGCAGCAGCCGCTTTCAGCGGATCCGCCAGCCGCACGGTGTGCACCGTCTCGCCTTGCTTCCGCAAAGACGCGCCAATAATTTCAGCGAGCGTATCTTTCCCCGAACGATCCGGACCGTTTATAAGGATAACCCGAATAGGGTATAACGCCATAGACCCTAATGTAATGATATGTTCCATACTTTTAATATTTTCCAGTCTATTTGCAGGGTAAAGTATACGTTTAGGGGGGCGGAAAGCCCCCCTTAGTCTTCTACCATCATACTTTGCTGTGCGCAAATACCGCGTACTCCCCGTCGGGGGAGTCCAAGATCTGCATATCTTGGTAGAGGGCCGAATATGCCTTCTTGAAGATTCTTGCGATCTGAAGGAAAACTTCGCGCATCTCCTCCTCCGCGCTCGGCGCCGTGCGTAATTCTATAAGTTGCCGCCATGTCCGAGGGTTCCCCGTCAGCACGATACCGGTGCAAAGCCCTTCCGGCATTACTCTACGGTTCGCGGACTGAAAGAGTTTTTTCAGACTGAACGGCATGTCGGGGTTGTCCATCCCGCACAATTCCGTTAACTCTTGCGCCACCTCTCCCAAGTGCGTAATTGTGCGCTCGAAAATACTTCGGATTTTGTCCGCAGTTTCCTCCGGCAGCTGCGTGTGGTAGACCTCCGGGAAGTAGGCCGCCAGCGTTATCGGGCGCACGAAGCGTAAACTTTCTTGGGAGGGGCTAAGCTCCTCCCCGGGAACTAAATGCCGGTGACGTATCACTTCGTGAGTGAACACGCGAGACACGTTTTCAATAGCAATCGTGTCGTACACATGCTCCAGTACGCTTCCGTGACCGGACTTTAAAATGTTGCCGATGTACGGCATGTTTCCTTCCCGAACTCGGGTGAGGTTCGGGTTAAGATGCGTGCCGAAGGCGTTGTAACAGCGACGTCCGGCGATTTCTACCAAAGTTTCGGCGTCCGTAGTTGCGCCGGTAGACCATTCCGGCGCCCCGAGGCTGCGTAGGTAAGCCTCTACGTTCTCCTGAATAAGTCTAGTTTGCCCTATGTGAAAAACACTGGGTGTCGTGAACTTCATAGTCTCTTACCTTTTAAATAATGGTTGCGGTATTAGAGGCGCTACTGCACCCGCTCGGGCGCCGTATAGGAGGAGATCTGCTCCAGAACGGTTAACTGTAACACTGTAACTCTCTGCCGTGCGGCCTCCCTTCCTTCGGGGAACACTTGATTAACCTCCAAGCAGAGGCTGGGTATCAAGAAAAAGTTTACGTACACCGTCTCGTTTCGGACGCAAGCGGCATACTTATATTCTCCTTTAGCTGCCACAGAAGCTGTCACATCTCCGAGGTGCGGCAGTCCGGTCGCAAAGGCAATTGCGGGAAGGGAGAGCCATACTCGCCCCTCGTGAAAAAACCCTCCGTCGGCGAATGTCGTTCCTTGCGCGGTCATTTTATCCCCTGATTTTTACCTTTAAATAGCTATACTGCTATGATTAACTGTTCGTCGAACTCCGGGTTCGCGGGCAGCCCGGCGGAATCCGGGTATCCCGCAGGATTGCACACTACGCGACAGCCGTCCACTGTATAATCCGCGCTATTATGCATGTGCCCGTGTATCCATAAGGAAACCCCGTACTCTTGCATTACCGGCTCAAGGTTGGAATAATAAGCGCTGTTCAGCGGGCTATGCAGGTAACGTGGCGGTACGCTTCGCCGACTGGGCGCATGGTGTGTGGCTACGATCTTTCGCGTAGCCTTATCCTCCTTGGATAGAAGGGACGCTAGTTTTCTTACGCTTTTGCGGTGCATCTGCCGGGTGTCTTCGGGCGTGAGGGCGGCCCCCGCCCCCTTATGGATATATTTATAGTCTGAGATACGCGACGCTATGTCGGGCGACGACCCCACCTCCGACCAAAGCGTGCCGTAGAAGATAGCGTACTCTTGCGATCCCTTAGCCCAACGATACACGCCTATGCCGTCATACCCTACCTTTTTGCCGGGAGGCGGCACATATAACCCGACGCGCGCCTCTACTGCTAGTTCCGTCATCCACCTGTCCGTAAGGTACGGATCGGACCCGTAATACTCATGGTTCCCCGGGAGGTAGATAACGTCCCTGTACTGCGTCAGCGCGTACAACCACTCCACAAAGCGGTCGTAGGCCACTTCCGTAATAAGCGCGGCGGATATGATATCCCCCGCCAAAATTAATACATCTTCGCCGAGGTACTCTAGCGGAGGAATCGGGCGCGGGCCGAGGGCCTCTAAGTGCAAGTCACTGACCGGACGTATTCGCATAACCCTCTCCTACGTTTCATATGTCCGGCTGTCGGGCAGTTCGACTACCGCCTGTATTGTCTCGAAAATCGCCAACGCAATTTCAGGAACAATGGCGTTCCCTACAAGCTTAAGTCTGTCCAGCCCGCCGGGTACCCCATCATTTTTTCTGCAAACGAGGGGTTCAGGTATATCGGATCTTCCGCGCAAATCCTCAACCCTTCCGACGCCTTGGAACCTCTGTATTCCGGGCTGCCACGGAACCGCGCTCTGCCCGCCCCCATGCCTTCGGACGCCGTACAGGTCGGAACGCGGAGATTCCGGTCTGTGCCCGACGATCCATACCCGGTTCCGCAGGTGGACGGCCCCGACGGCACAAGCCGGAATAATAAATGGCCGCACGGCGTAGCCGAGGTTTTCCAGATCATCCTTTGTCCGACGGAATCCCATCGGGAGGAAGTTTGCAACATTCTCGCAAACAACCCAAGAAGGTCCGACGGCGGCGATGACCCGGCGCATCTCTGGCCAAAGGTCGCGTCCGTCGGAAGTCCCCCGTCGCTTTCCGGCGACGCTGAACGGCTGACAGGGAAATCCTCCGACGATAACGTCGATGGCCCCGAGCGTGTCGCGTTCCTGCTCATAGTTAAATCCTTTAATGTCCGCGTACAGCGGTATTCCGGGGAATCGTTTTCGGAGGAGTGCGGCGCACTCTGGGTCATTGTCACAAAAGGCAGCGACGCTCCACCCGAGGTAGTCGGCGGCTATTGCAAACCCGCCGATGCCGGAGAATAGATCTAGGACCCGCATGTCTCACAAGCCTCTGCTAGCTCCTCTAGTGCTTGCTCTAGCTCAGACCTACAGTTTATATAGGCGGACGACTCCGCATCGGTAAACTCACGTACCCAACGGACGTGATTGAGGCCCCGCAGTCTGTCTACGCACCGCTTCGCCTTCGTCAAGTTCTGCCGGAAAAGGGTTCTTTGAGCAGGGTTCCACCCATCAAGCAGGCAGCGGGAGGCCACTCGTAATAGATGTGTGGACTTGTGCAGGGCAACCCCTGCGGTGATGGCTTTTTTGTAGCGTTTAAGGTGGCTAAAAATCATAAGTTCGACTCCTTAGTTTGTTTTTAGGATGTGCACGGTCCCCCTACTCTTTACCCGTTAATAAATAATCGACGCTTACGTCTAGCACCTCCGCCAACTGTGCCAACACAAAACACTGCGGTCTGCTTTCCCCGGTTTCGTATTTGTGCAGTTGCGTCCTGTTCACAACACAAGTTGGCAGCCGTGAGGTGATGTCGTTTAGCGATGCCGTCCGGCCGCCTTTGCCCGGGTGGCGTATTATCAGGTTAAGCCTAGCGTCACGTAGCCGGCACCCCAGCGCTTCATAGAACTCCTTTTCCGCGTTATTTTTGTTCCGCCACTCGCTTTTAGGCGGAGACGCGTCGGAGGGAAGGGCATCCTTTATCGGACCGGATTCCGCACTTTGTACGGGGGATTCGGTAGTCGGGCGCCTAGGCGCCCTTTTATTACCATTTAACGTCTGACCAGTCATTTTTGCTCCCTTTTGCATAACTAGTTCCTCTTGCTTCAAAAAAGTTTGGAAATTCTACCCCGCCTAGCACTTCGTCCATCCACGGTAACGGATTGCGGGAAACCCCGTAACGCGCGGGCAACCCTAGCTCCTTAAGACGCAGATCCCCGATGTAACGGACGTACTGCTTAACGTCCGACGCGGAAAGCCCTTGCACGTCTCCCAAAGAAAACGCCAAATCAATGAAAGCGTCTTCATGCCGGACCACCGTTTCGCACGCTTCTGTGATACGCTCGTTCAGCCGATCTCGGTCAATGGCCGGATTCTCCGCAAGAAAAGCATGGAACAGCTTTATGATGCCGTGGGTGTGTAACGCTTCATCCCTCACGGACCACGTAATGATCTGCCCCATGCCCTTCATTTTATTAAAGCGGGGAAAGTTCATCAGCATAGCGAATGAGGCGAACAGCTGCAATCCCTCCGTAAACGCCCCGAACACGGCGAGGGTTAGGGCACACCCTTCCGCGTCCGCCGCGTCAAATTGCGCCATGTACTCGTGCTTATCCCGCATTTCTTTATACGACAGGAACGCCTGATATTCCGTTTCAGGCATCCCCACAGTGTCCAGCAAGTATGCATACGCCGCCATGTGGACCGTTTCCATCGCGGAGAACGCGGAAAGCATCATTCGCACTTCCACAGGCTTAAACAACCGTAGGTAATGGTCGATGTAGCAGCCCCCGACGTCCACGTCAGCCTGCGTGAAGAACCGAAATATTTGCGTTAGCAAATGTTTTTCCTGCGGCAAAAGGTTCATCCTCCAATCACGGACGTCCTCCGCCAGCGACACTTCTTCGGGCAGCCAGTGCATTTGCTGCTGGGTGTGCCATAAGGTATACGCCCACGGGTAGCGAAAGGGCTTATACCCTGTTGACGGCGTTAAGAGTGACGGCGTGCTTAACGGTTGGCCCCAAGTCATGTGCGAGTCCTTGTTAATTCGTTGTTTCCATGGTGGAGATGGCGTCTCCGTTCAGCTCGGCTAGCATGTCTTCCGTTAGCCCGCTTAGAGCGTCTTCCCAAAAACGGGCGACCCCGTCATCCAGCAGGGCGTCTTGTGTCCCCGTGTATTCTTCCAGAAGAAATTCGCCCTTATATGCCCGCTCTTGAAACTCGGCGTACAGCTGCGGGTTTTTTATAGCCGCGCGAACTAGCGGCAGGTAGGCACCCAGCGCACTTTCGACACACGCTACTCCCGGGGCTTCTGCGATAACGCGAGAAACTCGCTTCAGGCGACGCTCCGTCAACGCCAAATATTTGTACAGCGTCTCTTCTTCGGAGAGCGGGATACGCGAAATCATACCATTACTCCTTTTCCTTATGTAAAGTCTTTCGGGGGCGCCCCGCGCGTTTTCTTTTACGGTAGACAACTACGGGGCCCTTCCCTAAATAACGCGGCACTTTTTTGGCGGCGCGCCGTTTATTGACGGGCGCACCGGGCGCCTCGCCCGCCGGGTAACAATGCCGCAGCAGACGAGGTGACGCGCATCCCTCCAGTTCAGCGCGCAGCTCAAATAAATCTTTGCGCTCGCCCGCCTTGCCTTTCGGCTCCGTTAAAATTATCCGTGTCAAAGTTGCCCCATACAGGCGGCTTTCTTGTACTTTGGGCACCACCACATCCACCTTTTTCCCGATGTATGGGGAAAGCCTGCCTACAAGCTGCCGCACTTTGTCTCCCCGCAGTCTACACTCCCGCAGGAACGCCTTCAACGGTAAAGTAAATAATTCCGCCGCGTATAGGCGGGCCAGCTCATCGCTGGCCTCTATGAAGGCTGTGCGCATGTCAGTCATGGCGGCGCGCCTCGATGTCGCGTAACGGCTTAGTAACGCGCTCTACCACTCTTACCGTGTAAAAGCCGAGCATGGGAGACGGACGTTCGGGCAGCGCGTTCGGGAGGGCGCGGGACAGAGCCTGCGCGTAAAAGTCGGCGACATATCGCCGCGCTTCCTCCCCCAACGGACGGCGTGGCGCAGCGACCGCGCACAGCTCATAGAATAGGCAGGGCTCTCCGGATTGCACTAAGCAGGCAAACTCGGCGGTCAGGGTGACTCCTTCCAGCAACACCGTGCGCTTGATTTGACCGGATAAAGGGTCCGCATACGTGGGGTAGCGTTTTGCCCACCCTAGGTTGATCTCCTTAACTCCGGGCAGTCCTGCACACACTCGCTCGACGCCGCTTGCTTCGTTGCGCGCTTGGATAAGCGCAGAGGCAATGCGCTCCACGACGGGTTTCGCTAGCTCAGAGGGAGGAACTACGCCGTAGCGGCGCAGCTCCTTTTCTGAAGATACTCGTATAAACATGTTCCCTCTTGTGACTCTTAGCCGCAGGCGGAGCAGTCTTCGGTGTTGTTGATGCGCCTCTCCGGCGCATCCGGGTTTTTTGCCGCTAATGAGCGGAGGTAGTACAGGCTTTTTACCTGCTTTATATACGCGCTTTTGTGTAAGTTGTGGAGTTCTTGCGGAGAGGTCTCCGGGGGTAAGAATAGGTTAAGAGACTGCGCTTGGCAAATATACGGCGTGCGGTCCGCCGCAAGGTTTATGATATCGTGCTGGTTAATCTCAAACGCCGTGCGGAAAACGTCTTTATCCTCGGGGGTTAGACAAGACAACTCTTGCACGCTGCCTTCCGCTCGGGTGATTTGTGACCACACTTCTTCCTTCAGTTGCTCGTTTAACCCTTCGGACCCGCCTAGCGCTTCGGAGAGTCGCTTGTCCAAGTAGCGATTTCTAAGCGCGAGCGTTCCGCTTAGGGTTTTCTGTGAGTAGCTGTTCCCATAGTAGGGTTCAATACCCGGCGAGCACTCCCCGCATATGATAGAAATAGACGCCGTGGGCGCTACCGCTAATGCGTGCGCGAAACGCTCTTGCAGGCCGGCTTCCGCCGCGTCAGGACAGGCCCCGCGCTCTGCGGCCAGTTTCGCCGACGCCCGTTTGGCATGTCCGTGCAGTTCGGAAAAAATCTTATTATTATACGCGCGAGCGGAAGCGGAGCCAAAAGGCAGTCGTTGTGATTGGAAGAAAGAATGCAGACCCATGACCCCGAGCCCGATGCTTCTTTCCCGAAACGCCGAGTAGGCGGCGGCGGGGACTTGAGAGCGCGCGATATAATCCTCCAACACGTTGTCTAGCATTCTGAGACAGTCTTCCGTGATCCGCTCGAAATTTTCCGCGCCCTCGCGCTGCCACGTTAAATAGTGCTCTAGGTTCAGCGACCCTAGGCAGCATACTGCCGTGCGGCGCTTGCCTAAATGGTCTTTGCCCGTGTGCAAAGTGATTTCGCTGCACAGATTAGAGGTCTTAACGTCAAGACCTAATTTCTTATATACGTCCGGGCGCAGCCGATTCACTGTATCCGTGAATAAAATGTAAGGTTCGCCGGTCTTTAGGCGGAGATTCAGTAGTTTAGCCCAAAGCTCCCGCGCGCCGACCTCCCGGACAACGCTCCCGTCCGCCGGACTGGTAAGCGCCCACGAAGAACCCTGCTCAACCGCTCGCATAAAGCCGTCGCATACTGACACGCCATGATGGAGATGTAACGTTTTGCGGTAAGGATCTCCCCCCGTAGGGGTACGTAAAGCTAAAAATTCCTCTATCTCCGGGTGAGACATCGGCAGGTATACGGCTGCGGAACCCCGACGCAAACTGCCCTGTGAGATTGCCAGCGTCATCGATTCCATCACCTTAATAAAAGGGATAATCCCTGAGGTGACTCCGCTGCCCTTTACCTGCTCCCCTATCGAACGGATATTCCCCCAGTAACTCCCCAGACCGCCGCCGCCGGACGCCAGTAAAATATTCTCATCCCACAAAGCACGTATGCCGTCTAGGCTGTCGTCTGTTTCGTTGATAAAACATGATATAGGATAGCCGCGTCCCGCGCCGCCGTTGCTGAGTACGGGTGTGGCGGGCATGAACCATCCTCGTGACATATAGCCAAAGAGGCGAAAAGCGTGCGCTTCGTTATCGCCATACGCACGGGCGACGCGCTCGAACATGCCGGAAGGGGATTCTCCGGGCAGGGTATACCGACCGTCAATAACGCGAAGGCCGGCGGAAGTTAAAAAACTGGGGGGCGAGGTAAAGGAAGATTGCACGTCGGCCTCTAAGTGTTTTATGTAAAAAAATTTTATGTGATACAACCACGGATTAACCGTGTTTTGCCTGTCAATTATAGCGTGAACGCGCGACTAAAGCATGTATAATTGTACGCCGCGGGCGCAACGACGGAGAAAAAAAACGCTCTTGCCGCCGCGACGAACTTTTAAAAAAGTATATCTATGGAAATAAAAGAAGTCGAAAATATTTACTGCATCGAAGGCACGTTCACTTCGGGCGACCGTGCCAACCTAACGATAGACGGGGTCGCGGACCTCCCCAAAGTTTTCCGGAAAGGACGCAGGTTGACCCCCCTTGACCCGCGTCGAATCTTTTTTACCCGCACGGCGGCGGAGGCCAAGAAGATCTTCAAGGAAGTGCTATCCGGGTTTTACGTGGACGGAGACGCCCGCAGCGGCGTGTTGCGCCTGATCGAGACTCCCGCACTGGGCTACTTACAAGAGCTTACTTTGCTGGCCCACTGTAACGGAAAGTACGAAAAAAAGGTGCTACGGGTAAGCCGTCGTAACCTTCTTTCGATACGAAGACACATACTCTCCGTGCACGGAGAGCAAAGAACCGCGTTAGCCGCCGCTATTGACGCGCGCTTCCACGGACTGATGTGGACGGAGGCACCGCATTACGACGAGCGGCCGCGTACATGCACTCCCCCGATCGCCACCCAAGGAGACCTTCTGAAGGCGCTGCCGAAAGTTATCGCAGCACAAGAGAGGGCTATACGGAGGATTATAGAAAGCCACGCCGCCCTTCAGTGTTCCTCGTTTAGCTGGCCGGACGCGCTCCGCCGCCAAGGGTTTACGCAAGACAAGCTTACCGCTCCTCTCGAATATGGCGCGGTCCCTACTCTAGGCCCCTTGGCGCACTTGGCAAAGCGCGTTAAGGGTAACAGGGCCTTACAAGAGGTTCTACAGAACGGGATCGTCTCCGAGGAGGACGAGGCCCAGCTATTTCTGCTGTATAAGGAGGGGGAAGACGGGCGGCAACGCTCCCTAGACGCGGAACTCGCTATGACTCTACACCATCTGTCAGCAATAGTCCGGCAGGAGCTCTCCCCGCATAGTCAGGTCCGGTTGCTGGCGCTGAAAAAGCTCTTGAGCTCGGACAACTCCGAGCTTTGTCAATTGAAAAGAGGGATCGTTGGTATCCGTAACGACTGGTTGCGGCGGATAAGCGCAGGCGTGTTGCGGAAAGCGGAGGCCATCAGCCTTTACGCCGGAATACCCGACGGCATCTGCTGGGGCAGTGGTCCCGTCGCCCAGCTTTACGACACGAGCCTCCCTTACGTGGATTTCACAGGGTTCACCCTGCCGGGGGATGAACATGAGGGGGACTAACTGTCTTGCGCGCATAGAATTTTTGGTAACAACAGGAAAGATTACCGTTCTTGTGCGCGTGTCCAACGAAACTATCAGGCGACGGGCAACTGCCGCGCGTGCCGCTTTTAACGCGCGTAGGCCCCCTAGAGAATACACGTCTTGGCGCGCGGCACAGTGGGGCGCACAATGGGATAAAGCGTTGCTCAGGGAATACCCGTTGACAAGGTTCATCCGGCGAACGTACCCTAACGATACGCTTCATTGGGCAGCGTCTAATGATCCTACTCGCGGCCGGCGGGCCTCCTCCTATTTTTACACAAAAGAAGAATTTATTTGGTGGCGTCATTATGAAACTTCTGTGTTACAGCTCGGGGAACCCCGGACCGCTTCAGGTAACGGAACGCCTACGGGAAAATCTTCCGTCGCTGGCGGAACTGGCCGATAAGGAAAGTCCGTATAAAAGCGCCGCACGAGCGGCGTTAAGGGAGGTGATCCCTATCGCCGCCGCCCACAACCACGCGGAAACGCTGTATAACCAGTGGATCGACACGCGGGAATACGGTCCCGACGACGTGCGACGCGGCGTCGTCCGCGCTATTCGGGAAACAGCCCTCCCGTTAAGCCGTATCTATAGAAAGAAAGCGCGCGCAAAATCGCTGGCGGTTCTCCGGAAGTTTACCTTTCTGGAGGACAGGGACGAGTGCGCGGAGGCTGCGGAGGAATTGGGCTACCGCCTTAACAGCTGGCGGGGAGATGTAAGCGCCTACGGGGATCTTTTGATAGAAGCTTGGTTTTTATCCCGCCTGTTCGCGCCGGACCTTCGTTCTTACGAACGGGCGACGCTGGAGATGATCGCGCCCAGATTACCGAATTTTCAGGTACGAGAAGACCTTCGACGGCGTTATGCCAACGCGGATCCCGGCCCAGTCCCTTACGTCGTGTACGACGCGTTGTTTTCGCAGGCGAGGCTAAAGCTGCCGGAGCTGAAAGACAATGAAGAACTAGCACAATACCTCCTTTATTTGGCTGGGCTCGCCGGGAGCCGCCTGCGGAGGTGGGATCCTCTTAGGGCGGACGGAAAAGAGGAGTCCGGCGCGGAGGATAATCAAGCCTACAGCTTAAGGGCTACGGTCTGGCTGGAGCTTAACTGCGGAGTGCGGTATGCTGTACGTCGGCACGCGACAGCGATGGACAAGTTGTACGCACTTCTCAAACTCTGGTGGATGGCAATAGCTCTACGCCGAAGCGCCGCAGCCGGCGAATACCCCCCCCTCCTCTCTCCGGACTTCCCGTAGGGTAGGACAACCAACCTCAACCGACCGACAAAATTAACAGAACTAGCAACGGAGGCCCCCTAATGTCCATAGATCATGAAGCCGCCGTGAACACCATGCTTCAAGACGCCCGAGAATTGTTTAAAGACGAGAGATATGACGAAACCCTCGCCGTTTTGGCCGCGGCTCTTGTGTATGCGGAGAAGCGTCTGCCTACACCAGACACAGTAAGCGCCTACCGGACCCTTATTTACCGCTACTTGGCGGAGGCCGCCTACGCGCTAGGTAGGGTTAAAGACGCCGTAATCCTGTATAAGATGGCGTTAAACGGGATCGCTAGGTACACCCCCCAACTACGGACTTTTATTGTCACCACGCTTAGGATGCTCTTAAGTAGTTCCACGGCAGCGGAAGATTGGGATACCGCGGAGGAAGCGCTTGCGAAGCTCCGTCACTTACCGCCGGAGGTTGCCTGCGAGGGGGCTGACGTGAGCGAGGTAACCCTTCCGGGATCCCGGCTACATTAATGCGGCGGAAGCGAAAACTCCCTTGCTCCCGCCTCGTTTTCTGTGTTACCCTGTGGTTTGAACTCAGTTCAGGGGTAGTCGCATGACTGCCGGAGGAAAGGCCGTCCAATGTGGGCGGCCTTTTTTCTTTTCCTTGTTGCTTGACGCACGACAAGCCTTAGTGTACGGTTAGAGGAGCCGCAGTCTAGGCGGCGTGGAAAAAACAAAAAATCAAGGAATAGAAAGAAAATGTCTAATACGCTCTTTTCAGCGGATATTAATTACGACCCGTCTCGGGAAGCGGCGGAGATGGCGCTCCACATGGCGCACCTCGCTTATTTCTCTGACCGTCTTACGGAGGCAAGTCAGCATTTGATGACGGCGCTGGTCTACAGACTTATGCTATACGGAGGGGCCGCGCAGAAGACGAAAGAGGTTGTCGCGGTTCTCGAAAAATGGTACGAGGAGTACGCGACCCCGGGTTCCCAAGTAGCAGAAATGCTGGAGAATGTAAGAAATTATGTAAACAGCGTGCCCGAAAAACCCAAAAAGTTCTATCGCCCCGGCGAGGAGCAATTATGCAGCGGCTCATAGGCTCTTGGGCTGACTCCTGCCGTGCAATAACGGTGGGGGACATGTTAATTCTTCTGGGCGTACTCGTGGCTACACTGGCAGCCTTACGCTACGGGATGCGCTGGAGCAAAAATGAGGTTTTCCGTGAGGCGTTACCCTCAATTCTTTTTGTATGGCTCTGCATTGGAGCGTCGTGTGTAGTGGTGTTCTAGTGCAATTGGAAAACATAAGGAGGGAGAAGCATGTTGTTTATTTTTGATCTCGACGGAACATTGGCGGACATACGGCACCGGCGGCATTACGTCGAAAGTCCCCCGAAAAGGTGGGCGCAATTCTTTGCAGAATGTACGGAAGACACCCCTAAAAAAGACGTGATCGCCGTGTTGGAGTCGTTGAGACGCGCGGGAGCTGAAATCCGTATATGGTCCGCGCGCCCCGAAAGCACTGCGGAGGCCACGAAAGCGTGGCTGGCCCGACATATTAAAGGGGGCGACGAACTTCCTTTACGTCTCCGACAGAAAGGGGACTTCCGCCCTGACGCGGAGATCAAGCAAGAGTGGCTTAGGGAACTTACGCCGGAGGAGCGTGAAAGGCTGCGAGGGATCTTTGATGACAGAGACATTGTTGTTCAGATGTGGCGCTCGAACGGCGTCACCTGCTTTCAAGTAGATAACTACGAGAACTAGATAAGGAGGCCCCATGCCGGTATATTTAAACGGCACGTTAATTGAAAAGCGGTATTATCCGTGCGGGGAGATCTCAGTGAGACTGGACGACCCCGCCCTTGCCTCACAGGGGAATACCCTGCGGGTCGACTATAAGGACTCTGATGACATCATTCAGATGCTGCTAGTCGCGGACGCAGTACGTAGAGTAGCCCCCGACAGGGCACTCTCTCTTGTCCTTCCGTACATCCCTTACGGCAGGCAGGATAGAGTCTGCCACCCTGGGGAACCTTTTTCGCTTAAAGTTTTGGCGGATATTATTAACGTCCAGAACTTTACCGCAGTGTACACGGTAGAACCGCATTCTGTGGCGTCGGCTAACTACATTCACCGCCTTTGCTCAGTAAGCGCGGCGACGTTAATCACCTACGAGGATGGGAAAGGCGTGCGCGACCTGATACGGGAGGAAACCCCCGTGCTGCTCTCTCCCGATAAAGGCGGGAGGCAGCGGGTACTTGAGGTGGCGACCGCACTGGCCCAACACAATATCGTCTGTGCCGCCGCATACGCCGACAAGCGTAGGGAGGACGGGCAGGTAACGTTTACCCACGTGCCGGAAATTTGCGCCGGGAGAAATATCTTGGTCATAGACGACATTTGCGACGGCGGGGCAACGTTCCTAAAGTTGGCGGACGCCTTACAAGAGCGCGGAGCGAGGGATCTTTACTTGTATGTGACTCACGGATTTTTTACAAAAGGAACCGAGGAGTTACTTAAAAAATACAAAAAGATCTTTTATTACAAAGACTACCAACACATTGCCATATTGGAGCAAAAAAATGCGTAACCCTATGTTTATTACCGACTTTTATAAGATCTCCCACCGAAACATGTACCCGCAAGGTACAGAGGAAGTGTACTCGAACTTGACCCCAAGGAGCGGTAAGCTCGCTAAGGGCGTTGCAGGCGGTCTGCCGTTCACCGACGGAGTATTTGTCTTCGGGACAGAAAACTTTATACGGGACTACCTTTTAGGAGAATGGGAGACGGGTTTTTTCCGGCGGCCTTTAGAGGAGGTTTTGGAGGAGTACGTCAGTCTGCTATCTGACACACTCAACGGACCTGTGGAGAGTTCGCACGTTGCGGAATTGCACGGCCTCGGCTATCTGCCGTTAGAAATTAAAGCGCTCCCCGAGGGCGCGTTCGTGCCGGTACAAGTTCCGATGGTGACGGTACGCAACACGTTGCCAAAATTCTACTGGCTGACGAACTACATAGAAACGGCCATGTCCGTTTACTTGTGGAAACCTTCCACAATTGCCACCATCGCCGCAAATTACCGCGCGGTTTTGCTCATGTACGGGGAACGCACGACCGCCGACACAAGCTACGTGGACTACCAAGCCCACGATTTTTCATTTCGGGGACTGACGTCTCTGCGCGACGCGGAGCTGACCGGCGCGGGGCACCTCACAGCGTTTAAGGGGTCTGACTGCGTACCCGCGTTCCAGTTCCTGCACCGGCTCTATGCCGCCCCCTACGGTGAACTGGGGGGTTCAGTTCCCGCCAGTGAGCACTCCGTTATGTGCGCGGGGGAAGAAGAAGGAGAGTTTGAAACCATCCGCCGGTTGGTTACGGAAGTGCATCCGACAGGGACCGTCTCCATTGTCGCGGATACGTGGAATCTGTGGCGTGTGCTTACGGACTATTTGCCGCGTCTGAAAGACGTAATCTTAGCCAGAGAAGGTAAAGTAGTCATTCGTCCCGACAGCGGAGATCCTGTAAAAATCGTAACGGGAGACCCCGAGGCCGGAGGTGACGGGCCTTACGCGGACGCGGAGCGTAAAGGAGTGGTACGCGCTCTGTACGATATCTTCGGGGGAACCGTAAACCCGAAAGGCTACAAAGAGCTGGACCCGCATATCGGGGCCATTTATGGCGATTCCATCACCGTTTCCCGGGCGCAGGAGATACTGAGCCGTTTAGAAAAAAACGGCTTTGCCGCAAACAATATATATTTTGGGGTCGGGTCGTACTCTTACGGGCACATGACCCGAGACACGTTCGGTTTTGCGGTAAAAGCGACCTCCGTTACGATCAACGGAGAGCGGCGTGCCATCCAGAAAGATCCTGTCACGGGGGACCGCGAAAAAAAATCCGCTCGGGGTTATCTTGTCGTGGCGTATGACACTCTCGCAGGAAGGTACGTGTTGAGTGACGGCAGACCGTCCCCGGAAGGCGGGTTTCTGGAGACCATTTTCCTCAACGGGAAGCGCGTCGGGCCCGAGGCCACGTCATCTACGTTCGCCACGATCAGAGCGCGGGTACAGGGTAAGGCGGCGGAATGGGCAACCCGGTATACGCAGGGGATGTAAAATGGAATACCTGTATCAAGATATTACTCAAGTTAAGGGACCGTGCGCTATCGCGCACGGCGTTAACTGCTTAGGGAATATGAACTCCGGCGTAGCACGCGCTCTTTTTGAGCGATGGCCGGAAGTCAAAACGGAATATTTAAAAGTTCACCGGGAAGAAGGCTGGACGTTGGGGAAAGTACGCCCCGTTAACGTCGGGGACGGGATAACCGTACTCAACTGCGCGACGCAGTTACGCCATAGGCAAGCGGGAGACCCGCCAAATTACGTGTACGCCGATTGGCGGGCAATCCGTAGCTGTTTAACGGAGGCCGCAAGTTTTTGCAAAAACCAAAGCATTGACACGCTGTATGCCCCGAAGATAGGGTGCGGTCTTGGCGGACTCGACTGGCGCAACGTCGAACCCGTTTTTAACCAAGTAGCCGGACGGGCAAAATTGCGTATGGTCGTTTGCCTTACAGACACAGGAAGCTCCTCTCGCTAATCTGGCCGCATGGAGGAAAGGGAATGCCCGACGAGATAATCGTAAGCCTGCATTACAAAGATATGGGGGAAAGAGCTTTTCGGTCTTTTGGACCATAGAGGAAGCCGGCGAACCGAAAGCCGGCGAACCGAAAGCCGCGTGGCCCGGAGACAATAGTGTGGAAATCGCGCTTGACGAGCGTCACATAAACCGGCTTAGTCAAAAAGCAGATAACCCCGAACAATAGGAAGAAAAAATGTCCGAATCTGCGAATAACGACGCGCTTGTAGTAGCCCTGAAGGGGTCGCGTACCATGGGTTTTACGCAGGCGTTTGAGTCCGTGACTATCGAAATGCACGAGGAAGGCGCCTTTCGTGTCTGCCTGCCCGTATTTCTGCTCGCGGATCCCGTCGTTTACGGAAATTTAGAACTTCTTGTGGAGCAGGATTCGGCGCTCTCCGCCGAACTAAGCGAGGCTTTCATAGCAAGAGACGCGAATAGGCTTACCGAAGCCCTTCGCCAATGTGCGCTGAGCGGGCCTATGAGAACCTTTCTAGCTTCGGCTATGCAGATCACGAAAAACCACGCTGACCCTTGGAAAGACACGCGCACTCTTACCCTACAGCCGGTGTAAGATAAGAGTACCCTATCAGTCTAGGAAACCCCATGAAACTTATCTTAGAGAACATCGGGCCTGTAAAAAAGGCCGAAATACACCTAAAGGATCTCACGGTCGTGGTGAGCGAAAACCCTTTATGCTCTGCGTTACTGCCTAAGGTCATTGACGCAGTGGCCCGTATGGTAGGGCGCACCCCCACGGACTTCTGGGGAGACTCGTTAAAAGAGGTGCTAAAGGGCCTACAAAAAGAATTTTTGTGGGCCACCAAACCGTGGGAAGACGGGAGCAGAGAGGGGAGGATAAGGGTTCATAGCGAAGGAAGTCTTGTGCTGGAACTTTCGGTGACTTGTACGACAGTCCTAAACGTAAGGCCGCCGGCAGAAACAACGGTAGACGACATTCAGGTGGGGGTGCGAGTTGAGGAGGCTATCACACACTCAACGCTTTCTTGTTCTTGTGGTGTCGCACACCCTTACAACTTCTTACACTGGGCCAACCACCGTTATCCGGGCAGCCGAATGACGGTCGCAGGCGCTTTAATAGAGAGCGGAGTCCATCCTGTAGACCAACTTGCGCTAGCTAAGAATGTAGTGGAAACGGCGAGAAACTTTGTATTCGTGTGTGTTACTTCCCACAGCCCCTACATGGTGGAAGCTTTAAAAAGGTATTCCGACCGCGAAGGAGTGTCCGCTCGTTTCGGGCTGGTGGGGGAAGACGGAATCCTCCGATACGATTGTTTGAGCGACATTTTTGCCGGGTTCGCTCAACCTTTCGATGAATTTAGGCGGATGGACGCGGAAGATATGCGTGATGAGTAGGAGAGGCTCAATACATCAATAACCACTTTACCTCACAGAGTTTTTTATATGGAAACACAAGAACGAAGCTATATCACCATTAGTCTGACGTCGAAAGTCTCCGGCGGCAAGAAATTGACGGAGGTGGAAGTCGAGTTCACGACCGTCTTTTACAGCAGACACCATGAGTCAGATGACTGGAACAGGGAGTCCCGCGAGAGCTTTACACAGACTATTGACCCTCTCCCTTTTGGCAGAGAGTGGTATCAGATTATTTCCGGCGCGAAAGAACGAGACACCGAACAAATCATGGACGCCTTACGTAGTTATCTGCATAAAGCGCCGGGAAGGGTAACACATCCGGAGAAGTACATACAGCTGACCCAGGTTTGTCGCAGACTAGACTATGACGCTAAGGCTAGCACAGAAAGCCAGTTGCGGCTAGTGTTCTCCGTGCCGCTGACCGCGCAGGAGCAGGAATCATGGGATTGCGTCCCAGAAGAAAAAACAGCTAGCGTATAGCCGTAGTGAGTTTTATGTGAGGGATGTACCATGACTACGCATTGGCTTGAGGCTTACAAAACACAAGCGAAGGCTGCCGCCGAACATTATGCGCGCGCAAGTCGCGAGGAAAAAAGAAAGTGCGTTATCGCAGAGATCAAAAAGCTAGCGGAAGGTGAAGCTAAGAAGCTGTATCCGGGCCGGCGCGTCGCCTGTGCATTTAAAGGAAAAAGCAAATTCTTCCCGTCCGAAGGGCAGTGGATCATCTATCAAGCGGAAGGTGGGCGGTTCAATATTCATGTTGTCCCGTTGGGGATTGGGCCTGACTATGTAGGCCCTCCCCCGAATCCGTGGGAGGTTTGGGAGGAGGGTGAAATAAACAAACTGGAGGAGGTAATATGGACGGAGTAATGGGCGCGATGATATGGCGAACCTAAGTTCCACGTCTCCGGTAAGCTCTCAACCTAAAAAGTGTGGATAACTCGTATGTCTGTATTTAGACTAAAGGCGACGTTCATTTATTACAAGCCTGTTAGAAGCTTTGATATTGAGGAATATCAGCCGATTATAAAAGATAACCCCGGAGTTTTTGCTACATGTACCTTTGGTCTAAGGAGGGAATGGCAAAAAATAGCAGATTTTGACGAAAATATAAGGGGGCGGAAGTTTAAGTATAACAACACAGAGTGCATAGCGTTGCGAGCATATTCCCCTTGGTATTGTTGGGGGGGGCGTCATCTGCTTCTTTTTGCGTTTAGCGACCCTAAAGACGGAGCGATAAAAACAAAAACAAATATTACCAGACCCACCGAAAGAGAGTGCGTTGATTATTTTAATCGGCGACGCGATTTCCTTCTTGGGCAATCTACAGGAATGCTTGATTGGCTTGACGCCGATTACGTCAAGAGAATACCCCCGCTTTTAGCAACGCATTCTATAACGTTAGTGTAGTCGTAAAAGGAGAGGGCGGCGGGGACGGTAGGATTTGAACCTTCGACGCGGCTGCAACGCCGCGTAACGGTTTAGCAACCCGCCGCCTTAAGCCGCTCGGCCAATTCTCCCTCTGATAATCCCGCCCTTTTTTAAGGGGCGGGACCGATCTACCGGATCGAGGGTAATGCTAACAATAGGCGACGACGTCGTCAAGCCTAAAAAACGGGGAGTACGCCATTCCCCCTTACAGTGCGCCCTTTCTTCGCGCCTCTAAATAAGGCAAGACTAACCCCCCGTGCCGACGGCTACCGCCGCAACGCTCAGAGCCATGTTACTCTCCTTTACTGTAGATTACGCTTGCCGGCGGATACGGGTAGTCGGCGCTCACGATCTGACGGTCCTTGATGTCCTTAATAATAAAGGCGGGAAAGTCCTCCAGTGTATCGCTTGGACGGTAGGCGTACCGCAAATACTGTTCCGCCATTTCCTCATGGTTTTGCGCCAGATAAAAAGCGTGCAGCTCCAGCGCCGCCGCCCGAAGGGCGAACCACTTGACATCCCTCCTTAGCGCTACGGAAAATCGTTTGCACACTACCATACCGGCTAGACGCGCTTTCGCGGCGTTTTCACAGTCCCGCAAACTTGCGTATACATGCGCGTATAGATTATTGGCGCATAATAAAATCTCGGGGTAGTATAACGCCGCTGTTTGGTTGAGGCGTGCGGACATAGCCGCCATCAGCGAAAAAGCTTTGTTTACGTCAGTCTCCTCCGCCAAGTCCCCGCTTATCATTAAAACGTCTTGGTACGCCTCGTAGCCGGCGTCGCCTGCGGAAAAACGGTCGCGGCTTAGAACCGCGTGTCGCATTATGTCGCGGGCGAGGCCGGATACCTCTTTTTGATACTCGTACATGGCTTCTCCTGTTTATGTCGGCAGGGTCGTCTTTTAATTAACGCTAGCCGCCCCCGACGGCAAAGTCAAGTGTCCCCTCCCGGTTGACAAGAGGGCTGCCGGCAAGGTAATCTGCGGAAGGCCCGTAAAAAAAGAGAGAAATCAATGATAATAGTGTTCCCGCTGCCGGAGGCTAAGGACAGGCTGCGCGAGCCGGACGCCGAGATTAAAGAAATTACGGCGGACATGAGCGCAACCCTAGAAAAACTATCGACTCTTGTGAAACTCGACCGCTGCAAGCATGGCGATTACCTTGTATTCAGTAGGCGAATCCGGCTACTGAGCGAGTTATTAGTCGAACTGGTAAACGAAATAGGCGTACAGGAACAGCGCATATGTATAATGCAAGAGGTTCCTCGGGACTCCGCCGAGAAGATCTCGTAACCTTAAAATAAGGCACATTCATTATGTTTACTCTGTTTACCCCAACCCCGATTGACGCGGCGCCCGCCGAGTATCCGCGACTGTTTGTTGTAGGCCCGGGCTTGGAAAATTTCCGTCAGTATGAGTCTAACCACCCGGAAATCCAGTGGTTTTACCGGCCGGTTATGCAGGCGCAACACGAAGGAATGCTCCTCGCCATCGGCGCCTGTTTCGGAGAGTACGGATTGCCCCTCTCTGAGGTTGTCGTGGACGAGGCTACCGAGTACGGACGACATATCGCAGAGAAGCTCCGCGAACAGAATAACTTACGCGCAAAGAAGACGCGCATTAGTCTTCCGGGTACGCCTTTCAAGTGGGAGCCGCCGAAATACCCGCTCAAAGAGCGAAAACTCTCCTTTTCTGAGCCGACGCCGTGCTACGTCGATGTGGCGGAACGTAATCACCCCTATTACGCCGAATGGATAAAAGCAGAGATACGCGACTATTCCCTCGGCGGCCTCGCGGAGACGCTGACCGTCGCCGTTATTATGGCGGAGGAGGACTTACCGCTGGGAGTGTGGGGAAGGGATCTTGAACGCTTCGTCGAGCGAAACGACGATAAGGTTCTACGGCTCGCCGCCGCGTGGAAATTCTTTTCCGAAGAAAGGACGCCCTATTACGACGACTATGTTAAAGCGCGGCGCGCCGCTTTTCAGGAACTGTACGACAAGCTAAAAGAAGCCCTCACGGCGTCTATAAATAAGGAACAAAAGGAGAAGGCGTAATGGAAGACTCATTAAAGGCGGGGTACATTATAGGCGACGTCATCGCGGTCGCGGCGGACTGGGAACACCCCCGAGATTGGCAAACCAAAAAGATGCTTCCCCTGTGTCGCCAGCGACTAACCCCAGAAGTACGCAAAGAGATTGAGGAGGAGCAGAAACAGTGGGACGCCGGGCTTGAACTATGGCTTGCGGGGAGACACCCGGATCAATTAAGCGGCGAGTACGGGCATACAAGGCATATCCTATACGAGCATATCCATGACACCCGCCCCACTTTTTCCGACTACCTTCCGGATTGGGGAGAGCATGAGCTAACGCACATCGTGTTCTTCTGTCGAGGCACAGATGTAACCGCAAGTCCACTTTTTTCGTCAGTAGAAAAGGCGGCGCAATGGGCAGTACGGTACTGGCAGGCGCAGCGACGTACAGAAGTCCGGTACGCTGATGAAAAGGAAGTCAGCTATGCCGATGCGCTGGCGTTTGTCGTTCGCTGCGTCCTGCGACACGAGGGCGCGCGGTTCCTCGAAAAAATAAGCGAAAACATCAACGCTTGGCCGGAGTTCGACTGCCGGGAGGGCGAAGTTTGGAGCGCGAGCGAGATGAATCGGCGAATCATCCTTCCGTATTTAGAGTCAAGGAGGAAGTAATGAGAGCCTTATCCGGCGGTAACGCCCTCGTTAGGTTTATAAAATACCTTAAAAACGAGTATTATCTGAAAAAAAGCGTGAAGGAGCTTAGGAGAGTGCTTGACACTTTCAATCACGCGACAAGGAACTTAGGGGCAGTCGGCGAGGTACGGCGCAACCTCTGTGAAGATAACTTTAAATCTATAGTCCTCTGCCTGAACGACCTCCGTGACATGAACGCCTTGTCTATGTTACGGGAACTGACCGAGCCGGAAAAACTGAAAGTACAGAGACTGAATAACACTTTCTGGGAGCTTCTTGCGGATATACGCAGAAATATGTATCTTTAGTAGCCCGTCTGTCCGAGGCGGAAAAATAATCGAAAGAGGTAACAAATGCTAATTAAAAACAGGACGGATATCCCGGTTCCCGAGGAGTTTCTTAGGGGATTTGAGGTGCCGGATGGGCTTTGCGGGCAAGATTTGGCCGAGGAAATAAATAAAAAGGTTGACCTAGACTGGAGGTTTCTGGACCTGACCGACGCGAATTTGAGCGGCGCGAATTTGAGCGGCGTGGATTTGACCCGCGCGAAACTGATCTACGCGGATTTGACCGACGCGGTTTTGAGCGGCGCGAATTTGACCGACGCGAAAATGATCTACGCGAAACTGAACGACGCGGATTTGACCCGCGCGGACCTGACCGGCGCGAAACTGATCGACGCGGTTTTGACCGACGCGAATTTGACCGACGCGGATTTGACCGGCGCGATACTGATCGACGCGAAAATGACCGGCGCGAAACTGATCGGCGCGGACCTGACCGACGCGGTTTTGACCGGCACGGATTTGACCGGCGTGGATTTGAGCGACGCGGATTTGACCGGCGCGGTTTTGACCGGCGCGAACCTGAACCGCGCGAACCTGACCGGCGTGGATTTGACCTATGCGGATTTGAGCTACGCGGACCTGATCGGCGTGGATTTGAGCGGCACGGATTTGAGCGGCGCGAAATATCTTGCGACCGCAAAACACGATCGGATCATTAAAATCGATTTCCCAAATGCAAATAATTGGGCCGTCGGTGTTTTTGTCTCGTACTGCGGTAAAAAAGATATCTTAGCAATAGGGTGCAAAAGCTTTTTATTGAGTAAATGGGAGGAAATGGCGGAACATGAAATAGATGAACTCCATGATGATGCGTCAATGTTTTGGAAGAAAAACAAAGAAGCAATTTTGGCGGAAGCCAAGAAAGCAATTAATGAATTTAGAGAAAAGGAGACAAAAAATGACCGTCCGTAGAGTAGCGGCCGATTGGAAACATCCGGTGATCCGTAACGGCTCCATGTTCCCGACGTCGGGAATATGGGTAGAACAGACCAACCCGGGTTACCTCCCCTTGCTGCCCAGAAGATGTATGGGGACGGAATCCGAGTTCCGCGCCCGGCAAAAAGCGTGGGACGATAATCTAACGCGATGGACGGAGGGAACCCACCCCTTGCAAACGCGAAAAGACGCGCCGAACCAACCCGTATACACAAAATACGACGTATACCCACACGTCGTAGGGGAAAGACCTTGCAGGACAAGGTATATGCCCGCGTGGCCCGAGGAAGATCTTACCCACCTAATGCTCTACAGCGGCAGATACGACGAACCCCTTACGGGGAACGCCTTCCGCACGATAGAAGAACTGGCGGAAGAGCTCCTACGGATGGCCCGCGAACGCCCCGCAAAAGGGAGATTCTACGGAGCGTCCGATTACGCCGAAGCGATCAGCATCGTAATCGACGGAATCAAAGACGATCTCCTGCCGGAACCCGGCGAAAGCGAGGAAACCTTCAAACAAAGGCAACAAGAAACGGTAGAACGGTATAGAAGACCTCAGGAAGCCGTCACCGGCTGAACGGACGGACCCGATTAGACTTGCGTTACCCGCTCATCGCCGGTAATGTCGCTTTACGGGCGACAACCCGACAAAAAACAAGGGAACTCAGAAAGGAGATATAGACATGGACACATGGGAACCCGTGCACACGGATACGACTAAGAGAAAAACCGCAGAAAAATGCCCGGAAAAACAGTTCGACGACGCGCTGATAACGCTCTATGACTGCTTAGCTCCCCTGCTTAAAGAAGGCGCCACTCGTACCCTGCCTATCCCCGAGTACGAGAGACTCTTCAGAACGTGTGGGCTCGTAGTTGAACTGTTAAAAGCTCGAGACCTTTTAGAGTACCGGGACGCCCCGCCGAAACCGGAAGAAGGCACGCGACCGGAAACCGGCGTAATCTTACAGACGACAATCAACCCGGAACATAAGGACGCCTCCGTATGGAGACCTATCCCCGAGCTTAGTCCCGTGCAAAAGACCGGAAACCGACGGACAGGATGACGAAACCCTGCTGTTCGTCGAAACCCGGACGCTGATCGACGAGATCAGAAACGAAGTCTTCTTCAACCGCGCGTCGGACGAAAAATTGCAGGACTTGTGGACCTCGCTGCAAGAACTCGACGAACTTAAAGGAACGGATGAAAAAACAGAACGGCTAAAAAAAGAAAAAACCGCCGTAGCGCGTAGACTCACTGAGTATATGGCGGAACGCGGGGTAGAGCGGCCCGGACGACAATAAATAAAACAAAAGGATAAAGACAATGGGACATGACATTTTTCACGACAGCACCGACTTGATCGTTATCGGCACTACAAACCGAGGAAGAAAGTTCATTTATGCCGGAGCCAGAGAACTAGAGCCCTATGACGGGGACGAAAAAACCTTTACCCACGAAGAAGTAGAAGCCTTCGGGCTGAGGGAATACGACCTCTCTTTCTCGGACCTTGGAAAAGACGTAGCCGATCTGATGGAACGGCAGACGGAAAATGAGGACGAGGAGGGGGAAGAGGAAGTAATCGTAACCGTTACATTGTACCAGCTTAGACAAGTAAGGAATGAAGAGGAATACGAAGATGACGAAGATGACGAAGATGTGAGGTATAGAGTGTCCAAGATGCTGGTGTATTACAGCCCGTTCATTGTAGACTAAAAAATCAGACCCCGAGGAGAAGTAAAAATGGCCGATCATTGGGTTCGTGCCGTTCCGTCACCGGAACTCTGGAGACACCCGGCGGACGACCGAGGAAAGCCGATCCCGATCAGGAGCTTCCCAAGCGCAGACCGGTTCGCTTTGACACATTACGCGGTCTACGAGTCGGCTAGAGATGAAGGGGAGATCGGGGACGAGGAGATCCCCTGCTCCCCGGTGTTCGGCACCTACCGAGACGCGATCTTCTGGTACTTAAGGGAAATCTACGTCACAAACGATAAGACAGCCCACGAGCTGTTCGACCGCTACAGGTACTTCGGGGGCTTAGTGACGGGAAGTCCGTCAGACTTCGACGACGACAATAACTAACAAACTAATACAAAAGGATAACTACGATGGATGATGAACTGTTTATGCAGAAAGTAACGGAGGATAGCCGGTCGCTGTCGCAACTCGGGTTCCCGCTCGAAGGCGCCGTGGTGTATAGGCAGGGGCGGAGAGCGGAAGCCCTCGAAAAACTGATCGACGAAGTCAAAGACGAGGTGTTCTTTATCCGCGCATCAGGTAAAAAATTACAAGAATTTTATACCGCACTGAAAAAGCTCGGCGAGCCGGAAGGGACCGACCCCCGAACGCAACGGCTAAAAGAAGAAAAAACCGCCGTAATCGCCGCGCTAACCGAGCATATGAGGAAATGCGGGGTGCGGCGGCCGGAAGACGAAGATGCATTCCCCTACAATCCGGAAACTGACCCGGACGATACGGAAAGCTACCTCAGATGAAGGGAAACAGAGTAACCCAATAACTAGCGCAAGTTTAGTGTAGTATTGTCCGGCCGTACTTTACGAGGCGGTCGGACAGATAAAAGGAGGACATAGTGTGACCGACGAGCCAAGACTAATACGCACGTACACTTACGATAAAGTCACGTTTACCTTACACGATACGTCAGGGCTTTTCGTGGAAATCACAGGTAAATCTAAAGTGGAGGTGTACATCACACATAAGCTCCAATTTCGAAAAGACACGGGAATGTATAGAGTCCTTGACTCCGCTTGGGCCCTGCGGGAACAAGACGACGACGGGTTCAGCTCCGAGCACCCTCCCATCCTGCTGTGGAGCTACGTGCCGGGACAGGCAACCGAACCCGTGAAGGAGTTCCTAAAGAGCGGGCTTCGCCTCACCAGCGCAAATTCCGGAAAACGTTCCAGAACTATGGAATACACGAAGCCATCTTAAGGCTCCCTCCCGGGGGTAAACCCCTAAGAAACCGACAGGGACGGTAGTGATACCGCTACCGCGCGCTGTCCCCGCAGAAATGGGCGCGCACCGCCGCGTCCTTAGCCTCCAAAAGCTTCCGTAACGCGACCGAACGCTCTTCGCAATCATGTACGTTGGCCGCGACCCAGTGCGCGACCTCGCAAAATTGAGCAGAAATGCGCTGCGCGGGCGTCTCCAAGTGTTTATAGACGAAAAAACGAAGGATCTCGGTGGACATTTTGTAGCCATTTTTAGGTGAAAAATCCCGTGCGGGCGGCCTAATTATAGACCAAAAATCGCCAAAAATCGCCAAAAATCGCCAAAAATCGCCAAAAATCGCCAAAAATCGCCAAAAATCGCCAAAAATCACCAAAAATCACCAAAAATCACCAAAAATCGCCAAAAATCGCCAAAAATCACCAAAAATCGCCAAAAATCACCAAAAATCACCAAAAATCGCCAAAAATCGCCAAAAATCACCAAAAATCGCCAAAAATCGCCAAAAAAAACCCGTTTTCAAAAATTTTACCCAAAATTTTTAGAGGGTTAGCAGCGTAGGGGCCCCTCTCGGCCTTCCCGGTTTTTTGGGAGGAGGGGAGGGGATAGATTTGTAATTATAAAAACGTATCTGCTACTTGATAGCCATAATTCCATAGATTTAATTGTATTGGGCACAAAAAAAGGCGCCGAAGCGCCGATTTTTTATGATTTTTTCCGGGCGTAGGCCACCCTGCTGGTGAAGCCCGGCGGCAACACCACGGAAACGCGGGCGCCTTCCACGCCTTCCGCGTACTCCGCAAGGCGTGCCATAGCGTCAAGCACGGCGTTAGCGCTTTTATGCGCGTCGCCGGTATCTGCCGGAGCAAAACCCTTCGCGTCTAACACCGGTGTTTCTTTTGGTCCTTTGACAAGTTTTAATAAAGGCTTATCGCCTATGACTTCGCCCGGCCGCGCAATGCGAATTGCCGGAGCGAAGCGATTTTGTAACGCTTCCTTAGCGTTTTGTTTCGCTGTTTCCTTAATCTTTTCTTTTGAATTTGTCACAATGTCAAACACATGTACCGCCATAGCGGCAACTCCGCACGCTAGGGCGGTGATTATCACTTCGCTTATCATTTTATTTACCTTTTTTTAGTTGTTTGAGATGTTTCACGTGAAACATCTCTTTTTTTGTTAAACGGTTGCGGGCGCCCTCTTAGCGGCGGGCGCGCGCGGTCGGATGGGCTTTTTTGCTGCAACCGGCGCGGCCGGCTTAGGCGGTTGATATATTTTTAGTTCGTTTTGTGGGGATTGCTCCCACGTTTTTACATCTTCGTTAAGCTCAAATGTTAACGCATGTTGCGTCAACATAAATCGTGCGCCCGGGTTTATCGCTTCGGACGGCGTGGCTTTTTCCGGCGTAATAAATTTATGATGTATTAAATAATTTAGCACGCCTGCATCTAGGCCGAACGCGCGCTCAACAATTTTACCATTTTTTAGCGTTACTTTAACTTCTCCGAAGCGCGGAAAGTACGCTTCGCCGAAGGCGTTCCGAAGAACGCTCAGCGCCGCTTGGTTGCGCGGCGTAAGCGTGGCGCCCGCGTGTTCCGCCGTGGCGTACTTTACCGGCGTTACGGTTCTGTTATTTTTCGAGGCGTGGGGGTTTGGCTTTGAAACTACCCCGGAATCGCCGGCGTAGCACGTCGGTATGCACGGAAGGGCGTTCCCGTTCATTTTCGCTACGCAGGCGGCGCGCGTTAAGACTTCGCGCATATTGCTTCTTTTCATTTTCTTAGCTCTTTGGTTTGTGCTTTTCTGGTAACCCGAATATATTCCCCTCTTCGTCTCTTGTCAAGAGACAAAATGCGCTAGCGTGTCGTATTATATTGTATTGTATTGTGTCGCCCGCGCCCTGCATTTTGTCTCTTGACAAGAGACGCGCCGGCGTGTATTGTAGGGGAGTCAAACGAAACAAACAAAGGAGAATTTAAAATGATGATAAACCAAGAGATTATTAACTCACTCGCCGCATGCGTGCAAGAATTGCACGCGGCAGGCGCCCGCGCGGCATATGATAGTATGCTAAAAATATATGAAGAAGCGTGTCGCCGGTACGCGGCGGGCGAGCCGGCCAGTGCCGACATGCTGGCGATTTTGGAAGCATAAAACAAATCTTTTTTGCAAGAAATTGCAGAAAAGGGCTTGACCACCGTTCCCGTCTCCGGTATAACTTAGATATCAGAGACGGGAAACGGAGAGAAAAAACAAAAACCGAAAAAAAACAGGCTGACACCCGGGAAGGGCGGGGGGTAAAATAAAAATACCAAAAAAGGCGGAAGCTCGGGCTTCTCGGACAGGCTCGACGATAATCACAAACTTATGGGAAAATGGGGACGGTCGGCTCGCCCTTAGTCCGGACCTGCCAAGGGGGTACTCCGCCCGGCGCAGCAGGGGTGGGGGCTACTATACTACTAGCCGAAGCGCCGTCTACTATTTACTATTTACTATCTACTACTAGAAAAAGTCCCGTTTACTATCCGAAACCACAATTTACTATACTATTAGGGGAATTAATAAAAGAAAAGGCCCGTTATGGGCCTACTCCTTAATCCGTTTGCGTTACAATGTCCAGAATCTTTAACACTTGGGCTTGCGTTAATTTCCGCAATTCTAATGCACATCCAGTGTCCGGCGTGCCGGCGTATCCTTTAATAGTAATCTCCCTATCCTTACCCCCACGGGCGATAAATTCCCTCCCGACGGCCTCTAGGCCATACCGTGAGGCAATATCTGCCGCTATTGTGCGGAGGTATTCCGCCCTCTTTTGCTCTTCCTCATTTTTCTTTTTGGCGGCAATAAATGCCTCCGTGTATCCGTCTAATAGACGGCGTTTTAACTCCCGGGCAATTTGTGCCGAGGGTTTTGTTGAAGATATATTTATACTCTTATTATCTCTTAGTATATGTGAAATCGTAGACTCAAATATTATATGTCGCCCTCTGTCGCACGCTTCAACAATCGCGCCCTCCGCGTTCTTTATATAAAAAAGATACGCGCTCTTTGTATTTTTTTCATCTATCTCCCATCCGTCGGGAGACAATCGGTTTAAGTCTTCACATACTGATCGCAACAAAGCTCTCATTGTCTTATCCCCTTTTTTTTCTGATACCTCGAATATATTCCCTTTTTCGTCTCTTGTCAAGAGACAAAAATGGGGAATCTTGCAAAAAATTGCAGGAGTAAACTACTACAATAGGCTATAATAGGGCACAAATTACTATACTATCCATACACATGCTAAAAGAAAAGGCGCGTTAAGCGCCTTTCCCTTAATCCCGGAAAATCATCTCGTATCCGGGCGTTGGCTCGTTAGCTTCCTCTACCAAGCTAAACCCGTTATCAAACACGGCCCGAAACACTGGTTTATAAGCTATTCCCGGGTAATAACTGACGTACCCTGTATGTTCTACCCGAATGACGTGCAGAAAAGTGTTACCTTTTTTGTCAAAGATTTTATCCCCCACGCGAAAGCGTGGTTGCATCCGCTCAAGTAATAACATACTCCGGGCTAACGCGTGAAATTTTGTCCCTGTTTGTACAATACGTGCGTCTCGCTCGCTGCATTTAAGTACATGTTGCTGTATCTCGTAAACAGCGCGTTGACACTCTCCCACAGTAGCGGAAGCTACTTTAGCCATTTTCCCTATGACAGGCTCGAAGGCGATAGCGATAAACCTATCAACGCGCCACCAAAGGCGCTTTGCTTCTTCGTATTCTTCCGCATGGGTATCTTCCGTGCGAAAAAGATGCTCCATCATTAATAATCCTTCCAAAAAAGGAGAAAGTGTCTGAAGCTCTCGTTTTATTTTTTCTCTATTGTTAGTCATTGTCTTATCTCCTTTTTCTTTCGATACCCCGAATATATTCCCTATTTCGTCTCTTGTCAAGGGACAAAATAGGGAATCTTGCAAAAAATTGCAGGAGTAAATTACTACAAAGCACTACACTATACCGCCCGCCAACCACGTTAAATTTACTATACTATTCGTCACTTACGTTACTAGCCGACACTATGGCTATGTATAATTTACTATACTATCCTGCCGATTACTATACAAAAATCTACTATAAAGTAACTCAATAAACCGCCTACTATTTACTATCTACTATTCCCGTTTACTATTTACTATCTACTATTTGCTAGCTAAACCTACTATACTATTAGCCAAGCCGAAAAGAGCCAAGGAAGGCCAAGGAGCGCGTCCCCTAGCCTTCCGCTACCCGTGTAGCCTGTAGCCCCTGCGGGCTACGCTACGAGCCTAATATTGGCCTTAGCGGCGGCTTCCAACCTGCCCGCTCGTAAAAATTGTAACACTGCCGTCGATTCCTCAACAGTTAAGTCTGTTAGGGTTAAACTCACCTCCGCAGGGGAATCCTTATCCGCGTTAACCTCAATAGTTGCAGGTACTCCCGGGATAAAAGCCCTGCGTTCCGGGGAAGGCTTGTACCGGCAGTCCACCGCATAAGTATGAATCTTTTTCGTATAGCTATTTACGGGGTTCCCCGTTAGCGCGGTAAACTTGGCGTAAGCCTCGTTCACAACTTGCTCCCGCCGCGCGTTAGCGTCGCAGCTGGCTTTAGCTTGTTTAAACCAAGCTAAATATTCCGGTAATAACCGGCGGGAAATTTCCGACGCTACCGCCTTAGCGTCGCGATCATACCCCACGTTAATGCTTTTCGTAGGGTTGCCACCCAAATAATCTTTTGGGACACATCCGGATATCCGCCAAGGCTTCCCGAAGCGGTATGAAATAAATAGTTCCGCCCCTTCGGGACTAATCAACGTCCCCCGTAAAAGCCAGTCCACAAACGGCGTTTCACCCGGCCTCCAGCCGGACCCCAAAGCGTTGCAAACATTCTGTAATTTTGTTTTAAACTCGCAAAACGTCTCTGCGTCGAAAGAGTCTTTCATGCCGGTCTCTCCTTTGTTTGTCTGGTAATCCGAATATATCCCTTTTAGTGTCTCTTGTCAAGGGACACTTTGCCCTATTTATACCAATAATACCCGCAGTCTACGTCCGCGTCCACGACATCAGGTGCTCCCTCCGCTCCGGCGGCTTTTGCCGTCAATAGCTCATTCGCAAGGCGCACCAATTCAGCGCGGTGACTCGCCGCCTCTGCGTGTGCCCCCCACCATAGACCTAACTTCTCCAGTTCTGCGGGCAGAACGGCCACGTAAGGGCGGATAAGCTGGAAGAACATCCAACTAAGGGTGCCACGCGCATCGCCTACGGCGCGGCTAAATGCTACTTCAAAAGCCCACGAGATTGTCGGCATCCCAAAGCTTTTTACGTAAAAACGGTCTAAGACCCCCTCAAGCAGGGGCAGGCACGCCTTAACCATTTGGGCTATGCCGTACTCTTTCTTTACGGCAGGCGGTAAGATTCGCATTGCCAATATGCAGTGCGCGTGCAGAATAGCGCAATTCCGCGCCATATCATGGAAATTGTCCCGAAAATCCGTCATAAAATAACTTACCCTTTTATTAGTATTGTCACAAAGGTTCCCCCCGGAAAAATAATTTTCGAGGGAATCAAGTTAGTTTCCCGCAATTATTTGCAGTAAGCGGGGAGCCGCCCGTTAATCGGGCGATACGCGTGAATTAGTTGATAAAAGAAGTCATCTTCCGCGAGGTCGAAAACCCCCCGCAGATGAGACGGGGTTTGCGCCGGATAAGGCGCGTCGTTAATTAACCGCGCCGAACGATACGGCCTAACCTTTCTACGCCCCGCCACCGGCACGAGGCCGATACGTACAGCTTCGCCGGTGAGGCTGACGCCATACCCGGCCGCCCGAATAACCTCCGCCTCCCTGCGGAAAATTTCCCGCACGATACGCGCGGGCCTTAGGGCAGGAGAACGCCCCGTTAACTCAAGATAGATACTTCCCCATACGGGGAGGCGAGCCTCCACCGCCGAAAGTCTAAAGGTGCGCTGCCGATTCAAGCAGCGCAGATATTCCCAATAGGATTTCTCCTTCTTTTCATTATCAGATGATAAAGACATTTTATCTCCCTTTTTTCTGATAACCCGAATATATTCCCTTTTTCGTCTCTTGTCAAGAGACAATTAGCCTACCGGAACCAGTAGGCGAGACTACCCTCTTTCTTACGTAAGGTTGTTACAGACGTCCCCCCCCCCGGAAAAATAATTTTCGAGGGAATAAGGTGCGCGCTGCAATTATTGCAGAGCTTACCCAATATACTCCCACCCCAGCCAAAAATGGGCGCAGTCATCCGCTAGCGGACTCTCGGAATAATTCAACTTGATTCCGCACGCCTTAAACAGCGCCCGACGTCGGGCGTGCAAGGTGTAGTGTGACTCCGGGTATATGATCACAATGTCATGATATGCCGGGGCGCAGTCGTCACGGTGGCACTGCGCCACCTTTGCCGTTAAGTGAAAAATAGTTACAGGGGCCTCCTGTAACGAGTCCGTGAAGTCAAATTTGACTTCAATCCTAGGGACCAGCGAACCCGCTTGGCCCACGCTGCCGAAAGAGAGCGTGGCCGCACGCCCCCCAAAAACGGGAGTTAGGCGAAGATGCTCCTCGCCAAAAATAAACCGCCCTGCGTCGATCCCCGGCATATTGTACCTACCTGCTAATGTTTGTTTGTCTGGTAACCCGAATCTACCTTTTATCGTGTCTCCCGTCAAGAGACAAAATAAAAAACCCTCAAAAAAAATGCGGGCGAAGAAACGCGAAGGGTATACTCATAGTAAGTCAGTGATAGTTGGACCCCGGAAAAATAATTTCCGCCGAAACGGCCGCCCCCGGATAAATAATTTCTACTATACTATCGTACAATACCACGTAATAAAATACCCGCCGACCCGCCGCAAGTTCTTGCAATATAACCTGCTATAAGACACCTTCGCATCCCGCAATGTAATTTACTATACTACCCCATAATGGGCGACAACCGCCCCTAACCCGATTTACTATCTACTATCCGTAAAACCAATTTACTATCTACTATTTGAAAATCCCGTCTACTATTTGGAAATAAAATACCGTCTACTATCACGCAATCCAATTTACTATCTACTATTTGGGGCCGCAAATTCTTGCAGAAAATAGGGAAAAAGGGCTGCAATAACTTGCAAAAAATGCTTAGATAAAGGCCCGGCTAAGGTAAGATTGGCCTTTCTGCAAGAAATTGCAGGCACAAAAAAGGGCAAAAAAAGGGGCAAAACAGAGCTGCAATAACTTGCAAAAAATAGGAAAAGCGGGCAAGATGAGGCTCTGCAAATTCTTGCAGGACCGCAAAACAAGGCAAAAAGGGCCGCAATTTCTTGCAGAAAAGGGCCGCAATAACTTGCAAAAAATACCCAAAACAGCCCTTTTGATGACCTTCTCCCCGATAGGAGAATCCGCTAAACCCCCTTTTGATGACCTCCGCTCCGATAGGCGAAAACGCCCCGGTACCCCCAAAACAGGCGAAAACAGGCCCAAAAGTGCCAAAACTAGGGCAGATTGAGCGAATCTGCTATGGTTTTGGGTCGGATTTGGGTCGAATTTACCCCCGATTTACCCCGAATATTCCGTCTAAAGATAACTTCTCTCTTAGTAGGTATCTTGGGTATCTTGGTTGTAGTTGGACCCCGGAAAAATAATTTTCGTTTTGTTGGCCCGGAAAAATTGCCGTTTATTGCCGTTTATTGCCGTTTATTGCATGTTATTGCAAGAACGCGCAGGGGATCCAAAAGGGATTGAGAAGGTATTGAGGGAGAGGGGTATAGGTAACGTAGGGTATCTAGGGGAAGTGTGGCCCCGGAAAAATAATTTCGTAAAAGAACCCCGCAATAATATGCAGTAGTAGGTAATAACGTGAAGTACGGGAGGAGGTAACGGACGGGTATAGGTAGGGGAAGTGTGGCCCCGGAAAAATTAAACGCAAAATATTGCGGATACAAAAAAGCCCCGACACCGATCGACGATACCGAGGCTTTCAAAATAACGGGAACCCGGCCCCCCTACCTCCCCTTAGGAAACGGAGGAAATTGCAAATCATGCAGACGCGACACTTTCGCGTCAACCCGCCTTATCGCCCAAAAAAGCATTAACCAATTTAGAAAATTTAATAAATCGGCGTAATGGGTAAAGAACGCCGCTACGTCTTTTAATAAATCAGCCATGCTTTACAAGCCCTCAAAGTAAAAATGTAAAATATACACAGTAATGCTAATCAGCATTACCAAAATAACCCCTGCCTCCGGAGTCATTAAAAACATTATAACAGCATCCCCCAAAAAAAGTCAAAGGCCACATGCCTTCGGTACATCGGACCCTTCTTTACCTCCGCCGTACCCTTGAAAAACGTGAGAAGCGGCGCCGCTTTGGTATCCTCCCCTAAATAAACCCGAGTCTCCGAGGACTCATCCATAATCGCCGCGACCCGTGTAAAATAGGGCACCGCCTCAGACACAAATGAGCCGCGCCTAAACACAACGCCCGTATCATGAGCCTGTCCGTTACGGTCGTAGGTGCGCCACAGGTAAGAAATATACTCTCTCATATACCCGCCTTAGTCCCCAGAAGACGTTATCACTAACGCGCCTAATACCAAAAACGGCACAAAAACAATCAAAATCTTTACCGTTTCCATAAAAAGCTACCCCTTCCATAAAATTTTAATAAACACACATAGGAAACCTAAGAAAGGCAGCATTCTAACCTCTTTTATTGTTAAAAGATTAATTAAAAGACTAGGCAACCTCAGAGCACGTACCACACTGGCATAGGCCCTGCCCGTCAAAACGGAACTGGGCGAAACGCCCGCCTCTACACGGGCGCCCGCTGAGGTATACAGCACGGCAGCCTCTTTTTCGTCGGCTAATACCCCAAAACTACACCTTTTAGTGTCGCTTGTCGAGGGACAAAACAACGCACCCCTAAAAGAAACTGTGGTCAATCTGCTACGGTTTTTTGCCGCGAGGGGTAGCGGCCACACACATACCCGCCAAGGTGGCCGCTCATTTTCGCGCAATTTCTGAGGACAAGGGGTTAACTGCAACCCCTTGTCGGAGCACTTCGTAGTGAAGATGAGGCCCCGTGGAATATCCCGTAGACCCTACGTAACCAATTATCGCCCCTCGCGTCACGGACGCCCCCGGCCTAACGCCATCAGCAAAACGGGATAAGTGCGCGTAACGAGTAGCTAAGCCCGCAGCGTGACGTAGCGTAACCATATTCCCGTAGCCGCCACGCCTTCCCGCAGACTTTACCACGCCGTCCCCCGTCGCATATACGGGCGTCCCCAAAGGGGCGGCAAAATCCACGCCCTTATGCATACGAGAGCACTTAGCAATAGGATGACGCCGGCGTCCGAATCGAGAAGTAATCCGGGCGTGTTTAATAGGCAGCCCCAACGAAGGGCACACGGCGCCCCCGGCTACGAGGCAGGCTTTTTTCCGGAAGGCTCTCCCTCTTTAGAAGGAAGGCCGTCGCCCCCAAAAAACCGATCAAGCAGACCCACGTCTGACTTAGGGGGAAGCTGTTCCCCCTCGTCCCCGGCTGGCGTATCGCCGTTGTACCTTGGGCCCGGCAAAACTCCGTCGGGGCCTGACCCCGAAGACGGCGCAATGACTTTCGTCTGCCCCTCCCCGTCGTGCTGGTCAACGAAGTCCCCCAAAGAGGACTCCTTCTCCGGGGCATACGCGACTTCCGCCCGAGCCGTTTGCCCCGAAGCAAGAAAAGACCTGCGAGCCGGGTAATAAGCATACTCGTTACCGCCCTTAACAAAAGCGACCCTCGCTCCCTTACCGTGAATCTCCGAAGCAAACCCTATTAATGCCCCCGGCCCCCCTTCCAAAATGTGCCGCTGGTAAACGGACTCGCATCCGTCAATGATTTTATCCTCAGTGTACGTATAGTCGCATACGTAGCGGGTAGCTCTTTGCGCCTCCGCCAAAGACGCCTCCAACCCTTTCAGCTGCGAGCGGGCGCTTAGTCTTCCGCTTACCGCTCCAACGACAACCGCAACTACGGCGACCGCCCCAAACAATTTTTTTGTCATAATTTTTTAGTCTCCTTATTTTATAAATTGCCCCCGGACAAGCCGTCTAAGGACGCAAAGGAGCAAGCAAAACGCTCGGACGAGATGCCCGCGCGGAGGGGTTCCCCTCATCGTCATCGTCATCGCCATCTTCATGGCTGTCCCGCTCCGGAGCCGGAAGATACGACACGGGCGCCGCGCGAGGAATAGCCCGAAGATGCGGGCTAAGCGCGTGCTGGAATCCCAGCCCCAAGGAAAGCAGCGAAACGGCAATTAAGGCCGCCGCCGTTGTAATCCAAACCCCCCCACGCTCAGCGGTCTTCGCCTTGGCCCCGGCGAATAAGGCCGCAACACCGGAAATAATAGTAACGCCGAAAGCTAGTAAAATGTAATAGTCCATATTATGTAGGCCCCTTCTTCTTTACTGATTTTCATTTTATGGGGGGCCTCAGAACGACCCCCCTAGGCATAGTACCGCAACGAAATTAAAAATGCACGGAGAAATTACCACTCCTCCTTGGGCGCAGGTTCCTGCGTGCGGACCCATGCTAGTAGGGAACTGACGGCCCCGAAAAAATGAGCGGCCACAGCGTCCCCTTCGCACTTCTGCTGCATAGACGGTAACAAATCTGCAATAACTTGCGCCGCGCTTCGCGGGATCGGGCATGTAGGAGAGGTCAACACCTCAACACACTCCGCCCCCACGCCTAACGAAGCGAAAGTATGATAAGTAACGAGTAATTCGTGCAAGGTACACGCCCCCGCATTGACTACGACGGGTAACGCGTCGTTCTCCTCCTCCAGCCCCGCTAAAGCCACGCGCAGCTGCCCTAGGTTAGTAATCGTGCGCCCCCTCATAACTAAACGACCCCCTCGTCTTCGTAGCGTAAGCCGGTGTTGCTAAGCGTTAAACTCTTTACCGAGGCGCCTGTCTGCCCGGTGGAACCAAACCCCCCCGCACCCCGCTTGGTGTCGCCCAGCTCCTCAGCCCACGCTAAGGCGACCTTTTGCACGCGCGCAATAACCATCTGCGCCACCCGTTGCCCCGGCTCAATTAAGCACGGCTCGTCAGAAAGGTTAATTAATAAAACGCTAATCTCCCCCCGATAGTCGGAATCTACCGTTCCCGGCGCATTGGCGACAGTTACCCCGAACTTAAGCGCAAGGCCGGAACGAGGGCGAAGCTGTGCCTCATAGCCTTCCGGCAGTTCCAACGCGATTCCGCACGGAATCAACGCGCGGCGCAACGGTTGAAGGATCAGCGACTCGGGGATAGCGGCGTGCAGGTCCATACCTGCGCTTCCTTCCGTCGCGTAAGCGGGAAGCAGCGCCCCGCCACGCACGTCTTTAACTTTAACCCTGAGCATCAGTACCATCTCCTTGGTTATGCACGCGCATGAGGCTCAAGGTCACGCGTGCTGCGGTAAGTCTTAGTTTAATTACGCCTTCCGACGTAACGGATATGCCGTCCGCACGAGGTATGGGATACGTTGCTACACGACCTGTCCGCATTTCCTGTAGACGAAAACTCCTCTTTACCCCCCGATACCTCCCTAATATGCCGGAAAGTCCGTTATCCGACGGCAGCCCCCAAGGAAGTAGCTCGACCTCCGTAGGGACACAGGGGAACCCGGGCGTACCGCACTTAGACGGTACCCTCGGACTAAACGGTTCCGCCTGTAGGGTAAGGCGGCAACGAGGGGCCAACTGCAACCACCTCGTTACCTCCGAGGGGTTTTTTAACGGAACAGCAGCCCCCATAAAAGCGCCCCCAAAATAATAATTATTAGGGCGTAAAAAAGCACCTTAGCCAGTGCCCCTAACGCACAGCTAAGCGCCTCTAAAAATTCCTGCATACTCCTCCGCTTATACCAACGGCGGCTGCAACGTCACGAAGTGTTGCGCCACCTTTAAAATATCTTTTTTAGTTTTGGGGCAGGCGGCCCCGGCCAGCCGCTGGAACTCGCGTTTTTTGCAAGCCCCGCACACAGGCGCGATCACGGCCCCTATCGCCGCCAACAATTCTTGCAGCGTTACAAGGTCATCCTCATACTGCTCCCACTGAAAAACAGGCTTCGCCGACACCGCACGCCCCCAAAAAATTAAAGGTTAGCCGGAACGTCTAACAGCTCTGCAAGCGTTTGCAGAACCTTCTTCTCCTCCTCGTTCGGCTCCTCACCGGCGACAACCCACCCGAAAGCATAAATGTCTTGCGCAATGTCCCCGGTGCCCTTCATCGCCACCACTTGACGCCGCAGCTCCAACTGGCCTTGTACATCCCCCACAAGGGACATGGCCTCGTTAAACGCCCCCCTAATCTCCTTCTCTTCAAAATAATTTCCGATTTTTTTGTGTCTTAGCAGTAACGCCAAGGTTACTTCACGCTCTGCGGGCTCCGCCTTCTTGTCTGCGTAAGCAACTAAGGCACACGCAGCAGCGGCCGCTGACAACACCTTCTGACGCTCAACGCCTTCACCCGTAAACTTAGCGAACGTCTTACCAAAATTAAACAATCCCATAGTAAACCCCTTTATAGCTTAAATTTTTTGTTAGAATTATCCCCCGCCGTAACCTCAGTCGTCCGGACGGCGGAGCTTATCCCACCAGCGAACTATTTTTACCGTACACCAGACTAACAAAACTATGCCGCCCAGCGCGAGGCCCGCGACAATCTTATTACCAGACACAAATACGTCCATTTTTTCCTCTTTTTATACAAATTCCTTAGACTCTTAGACGGTTCTAGCCCGCTTACGTGATTAGCGCAAGCGGAATCGCTCAGGGCCGATCGTTCCACAAAAACAACGCCAAAAGTGCAATACCGCAAACTAACACAACGGGGCCGTCCCCCGCCGCTCTTATCTCGTGAAACAGCGCGCCCGCAAGATGATAGAGGAGAATAAGGCCGCTGACTATAATCATCCCAAGGAGGAAGTACTCGACGGGATCCTTATTAGTATTATTAACTCCCCTCCCCTCCCCTCCGTCGGAACGGGAAGGGGGTCCGCGTTCGGCCTGCTCCGTTTTTGCGGACCCCGCTCTGCAAAAATATCTATAAAACGTTTTCGTACGTCCTCGTTGGAAAGGGAACAACACTCGCGTTCGGCGCGTGTTATTTTGCGTAGGTGCTCCGTAAGGCGGAACTCCGTCTTGCTGACATGACGAGGATCCAATCCAAGATCTTCCATGACATCTTTAACATTGCTCCCCTCGACAAAGCGGAGCGCCGTCTCCAAGGTGCATTTAACCTCTCGACAACGCTTTAATAGACTTCCCATACTCATGTCCACGTACCGCTCGTGGCCGAGAGGCCAACGGCACCTCGACACAACGTCGCTATGGAGACGCGCGACCTCACGGTCGGCGTGAAGCGTAACTTTGTGGTATTCGGCCACAACCGGAGGAACCCGATCAAACCTGTCCCAGTGCGTCATTAAGGCGCCTCCCTTCTATTGGAAAATTCTTTTTATTAACTCCCGCGCCCCTTCGTCGGAAAGGGAGGGGAGTTCGCGTTCTGCCTGGGCTACCCGAGATAACCCCCAAGCGGGGCGTTCCTCCGCTAACTCTATGGTCGAGGAGCCGTAGCAAAAACTAGCCATCGCACCCTCCACGCCGCTCTCTCGCCAGAAATTTGCAGCAGCGACGAAATCTTCTTTTATCCAGACCAGCCGCTGGGCTATCTTTTCTTTATTCATTTCCCAATATTGTTCGTGGCCCGGCGGCCAGTCATCCATTGAGGAAATATCGCTCAGGAGATTTTCTATTTCCCCTTCCGCGCTGCGCATAAGTCTGAGAAACTCTTCATAAGTTTCTAAGGGGCTGTTCATTTATATCCCCTCTACTTCTCTACTTTAACTCGTTCACTTTTGGCTTTTGTTGTGCCAAAATAACATCTAAGGTGGCATTTAACTTCGTCACGGCAATGAGAAGTTTTAAAACCGCTTCGCATGCCTCTTTTTCTTTTTTCTTTTTGTCAAATCAAAACATTAGGAAGCCTCCTTTTTTGTTACAAATCGTTTTCTTCTATATCCACTACTTCGTCATAAACCATCTCTACCTCTGGATGGCGCTCAAACAAATCGTATAGTTTATCAAAAAACTCATAGTAATCGCCGTTTCCTGCGCATAGTAGATAAGGTTTTCGGTGTAGCATTATGATGTACCCCCGCGCATAGAAACTCGACATACTCAATGTTATTTCAACATTAACACGCCGATTGCCTATCATTTCCTCAAAATGTCTGTTGTAGTCCATAAAGAGAGGTATCATGAGGCGCAAAAGCTTCCCCAAATTCGGATCTTCACTAATAGCGCTCTCAATTTCTTCCTTTTGTTTATATAGGTAGAAATTTTCTGGGTTCCAGTTCACTACTTTCCCTCCTCCGCTCTTGACGACGCCACTCGGCTAAGATTTTGCGGTACACCCGTCGGGTTTTTTTCCGTTATTTCCAAGTCAGAACACGCACTGACTGCTTTAATAAGCTCGGCTATTATATGAAGATTGTCAAACTTATCAAATGAACCCAGTTCATAAGCCCATCCCAAATGGTTATGCTGGTACGCTTCTTTTTTTTGCTCCTCTTTATGTGAAAATTTTATGTAGTATCGGTCGTGCGGCCATACAAAATTGTTTTGGTAATTGTTTTTTTTGCTTCTGGCTTTCGCTTTTTTCCCCCACCTATCCTCCCATCTTTTGTCCCATCGACGCCCGCCCTGTCTCTGAATGCGGACGGTAAATTCGCCTGTTTGGTAGTCTTCGCCGATTTGGCCAAGGGTGACCCATAACGAGGCAGGCCCCCATTTGCGCCCCCCTTCATCATCCTTGCCTTCTCGCCTTTTTCGGCTGTCTTTAAACGTTTGTGCCACCAAGTAGGCAAACTTGGCAGCTTCATATAGCCTGCCATGATCCGGAAAGGCGTAAATACCATCTTTTGTGATGGTGCATTTTGCAATTGTCATTTTTATGCCCCTTCCTTTAGATTAATAATAATTTCTGGGTATCGGCCTCTACGTTCCTTTTTGGGAACATTTCTTCCGACGTATTGATGTGATATTGAAGCATTCCGTTTTGCTTCGATAAGTTATATGTCGGAGTCTGCGAGTCCCATTCGCAGATCATTAATGTTCTTATTGCATCATTAATACCTATTATTAATAAGTAATCCTGCATATTTGTTTCAAATATTTTAAACTGCAATCCCATTTTTTTAATTTCATTAAATACTTCAAATAACGCAATTTTTTTCCTCACCCTGTGCGCGAGTATATGGGGAAAGGTTCTCTCTCCGTGACCAGTTTGTGCCTCGTCGCAATAATAATCAACCTCCTCGTAATACTTTTCTTCCGCCAGCTCAATAAGTGCGGATTTGTATTGATCCTCTTTAATAACATCATTTTTAGAGTATTCGTAAAATACCTCCTTACACTCATCTTCTTGTTGGCTTATTCTTTCGCCCAAGACTAAAAACGACTCGCTTCTTCCGTAGTCCTTTGCTACATTTTCGTGTGACTTTTTTTCGCTATTGATTATTTTATTCCTCATTATTTCTTTTTGAATATCTTTATTCCATTCGTAAAAATACTCAAAATGAAGCCCGGCCATTCCCTCATCATACGTCACGTATGTTTTATATCTTTTAGTCTTTCTTGAGCGAGATTCGTAAGTTATTACGGTTCTCGTATCCAATCTTTTTAAACATATAGTGATTTCATACTTCGTAAAAGGGTAACGTACTTCGGCCTTTATACCGTTTTTGGTTTTTTCTACTTTTGTTCCTTTTCCTTTTTCTTGGAAAAAGCGCATTAATGTTTTGTCATTAAGTGACATAAATAACTTTCCCTACTCTCTGTTACCAGGTGGACTTAATCCGCTTCTCGCGGCCACATCCCAGAACGTTTAAATTCATTCCATTTTTGGAGCCAACGCAGTTCCACAATGGGACGGGTGACAAGGTTCAGGCTTTTCCATGCGTCTGAAGCTTTAAGCTTTGCCATAAAGAAATCCGCCTTTTGAGGGCGTATGTATTCATCCCCCGTCATCAATTCGTCCGCCAGTTTCATGGCGTTTTCGATTTGCATATAATATTTATTATTATTGCAATCATATTGAGCAAAGCGCGGGCGGCCTTTGCTGTCCAAATCGACGGCGGCGTTGTTGTTGTTATTTTCCATCTCAATTCTCCACTGATTATTCTTTGTTAATTTTTGTTCGTGTCCGAAATGGCGGCTATTCCCTAACAGCAGCTAATCGGCACACCCGTTCTACGCGCCTCGTCTTCGGTAATTTCAGCGACGTATGGGCAATCGCCGGCTTTTGCGATGCGGACCTCCGATAAGCTAACCGCTGCCTGCTTGTACGGCCTTTGCTCGGGGTCGTAGGGGTCGCATCGTAAGCACCGTACCCACTCGACCAGCGCGATGCCCTCCTGTTCGTTTACCTCATCCACCCAAACATGGGTGGCAACAACGGGGACTCTCCATTTGAGCTGTTCCATGCCATTCCCCTATTTAAATTCCCCCGCCATTTTTTAATTAACGGGCGGGGGTTGTAAGGTTTTTTGACTAGGCAGCGCGCCTGGATTGCCACAGGCGTACCGCCGCTTTTCTGTTAGATATCGAAACCCCGTTTCTTTTTAATACCCGACACCCTTCAGATATTGCGGTAACTTCGCTTCCATAATAGGCCGCTTCAATCTCGCGCGCCCACTCCTCCAATTTAGCGTTGTACGCAGCGATTAACGCCGGGGCCTCGGCCTCAGCCTTTTGCTTGGCCCGCGCCTCCGCCTCGGCCTTTTCTTTTCTTTCTTTGTAAAGTTTGGGTACCAAATCCCAGCTTTGGGGGGTTTGGCCCTCGGTCACACCCTTTATGAACTCTTTAAAACTCCCCTCTTTTCCGTGTTCTATCATGAATGATAAATGAGCAAGGCTCATCTTCATTATCATTTGATTACCTTTTTCAGACCCCGAAAAAGCTTCCATGTACATGACGGCGAAATGGGCCGTAAGAGCAAAGTCTTGGGTTCCCATGATTTTCCCCTTTTTTGCTTCTAATTTGTTTTTTTCTTCTAAAACCAGCCTACCCTCTTTCTTGTCGCTCGTCAAGAGACAAATTTGGCGAACACATAAAAAAACCGCCCCGTGCCCAGAGCGGTTCCCTTGTAAAGGTTTCTTATTCCTTCCGGATGAAGCCCAGGATAAGGCCCGGCGCAGCGGAGTCGAACCCGTGACGCGCAGTACGAGACTTGACGGAAGTAAATTTTTTGTACCTCACTAAGAATTTAACTAAATTTTTATCTATCTCCTCCTTAGGCGGAAGGTCTATAGGAAGTAGCGCGTCTTTCTCCGCGCTGTGCCGCATTTCCTTTTTCCTCTCGAAGTCAACACAGACACTTTGGTCCGCCGCCCAAGTCAGGCGGGCGCCCTCACGGGTTTTGCCGCGTCGGCCCAGACGGCCGATCTTTTGGGCGATTTCCAAACCACCGTCCAGATCGTTCACTGCGAGGATAAGATTCTCGCACGGAAGGTTCACGCCCTGCTGGGCGATGTTGGACGTAATCAGCGTATTAAGTTTTCCCCTTCTAAATTGCAAAAACTTAGTGAATATGTCGTATTCACTTCGCCGCCGGTCCGCGACGGCAAATTTTTCACCCATCTTAGATAAAACGCCCTGCCAGTAATCCACGTCTCGCCATGACGTGCACAAAATTAAGGTCGGCACCTGACCGATCCGCTCGGTCGCCTCAGTCAAGTCGATTTGCTCCTTTTGCGCCATCGGCGGGGCCGGCAACTCAACAACTCTATCCTCCTTTGGAATTTCAAACGGAACAGTTGCTGAAAGGCAGGTTACTTTTGTCTCGCCTTTCCGGCACGCCGCCATCAATGCGCGTAGGTGGACGCGCTGGCCCAAATACTCCCCGTCGACCCAATGCGCCTCGTCGATTATGACGGTTTTGTATTTTTTTACCGCCGCTAGACTGAGCGCCTGATAGGTGGCAAAAAGATTTCTAGTTCCCTCAATATGAGCCACACCCGTCTTGAGGGCGTCCCCTTCTCGCCCATAGTCAAGCCACGCCTCCATGGCCAAGAGTCGCGTCGGGGCCAGAAAGGCGAAAGGGGCTTGCGCCTCGCTAATCGCCTTGTAAGTTTTACCAGACCCTGTAGGCCCGGTAATCCATGTGATTTTACTCATCCTCATCCCCCGCCCTCGTTCGGAAGTCATCCCCGAGCCATTCGACGACTCGGTTAAATTCCAGCCCCTCCGCCTCCCTAGGCCATTCGACATGATCGGCTCTTCGGAAGAGGTTCCATTTTCGGAGTAAACAAAGCTCCACAATTGGCCTCGTCACTAAATTGAGCGAGGCCCAGCAAGACGATTTCTTTAGGGTATCAATCAATTCTTGTCCCGATCTAGGGCGAACATGAGGATCGCCGTCCATTATTTCGTCGGCTATATTCAATGCTGTATTGATTTGCCTATAATATTCATTATTATCGCAATCATATTTACAAAGGCGCGGGCGGCCTTTGCTGTCCAAATCGACGGCGGCGTTGTTGTTGTTGTTGTTGTTGTTGTTGTTATTTTCCATTTCGCTTCCCCTTTTATGGATTTTTGTCAAATTTGGTGTATTTTTTTGCCGCAGCAGCAAAATCGGCTGCCTTTTCGGCGTAAAGCGGGTCAAAGTTAGCCGCCTCCGCCATCTTCACCGCCGCTTCCCGGAAGCGGTATTGCGTGAACAAAGCCAGCGCAAAGAGGGCCTTGGCTTGCGCTGCCCGCTGGACCGCGCGCCGCGCCTCCTCCATTGCCTCCTGCTCTAACTCCAGCATCCCCCCCGCACCTCTCGCGGAACCCTCCACAGGCATCACCTTTCCCCCGCGTCAGTTACTTTTTAGTCGTTGATCGTACTCATCAACGAACTTTTGAAAGTATGGCGCGAGTGACCCCGCGTTAGCCATACATTGCCGCGCCTTACTCAGATCACCCCGCTGTTCGTGCGTTCGCGCCAGCCAGTATTCGGCAGCGCAGCTCGCGGCCACTGAGCGCTGAAAACATTCGTCAGCGCTCATCGCCGGCGTAAATGCCAGCTCCGCGTAAGGCCACCTCTTTCTACGGAATAATGAAAACACTTACCTGTAACCCCTTTTTCTTTTTTTCTTCTAAAACCAGCCTACCCTCTTTCGTGTCGCTCGTCAAGAGACAAATTTGGCGAACACATAAAAAAACCGCCCCGTGCTCAGGGCGGTTCCCTTGTAAAACCCCCTTATTCCTTCCGGATGAAGCCCATGATAAGGCCCGGCGCAGCGGAGTCGAACCCAGATACCCCGAAGGACAACGGGTCTTTCGGGTCCGCTACGGATCCCCTGTTCGCGGCAGCCGCAAGAACCACCAGCTTGGCCTTCGGGTGGCTCATGCGCAGAAGATCCCGCAAGGTCCACTCGTTGCGATTGTAGTATTTAAGTGCCTGCCAAACTAACGCCTCGCCGGACTTCTCAGTAAACCAACGGGCGACCGCATCCCGCAAACCGCGACCCCATCCCCGCAACTTGTCCGAAAAACTTACAAACATTAGAATGTCGGTGCCCGTGCGGGCGACCGAGGGCAAGGCAGCTAAGGCCAGCCCCTTCGCCTCCGGCGTGGAGCACGACGCGACCAACGCTAAGGCAAAGATAACAGTATCCCGCTTCGCCGCCCTGCCGGCCATGCTGATCTCTACGATACGCGCGATAACGCGCACTGCGTCCCGCTCACACAATGTGAGCAGGATTATCGCGTTCTCTTTAGTCAATGCCTCCGGACGCACGTAATACGTGCCGTTTTGCGATCCCGTTGTTAAAAAACGGTCCAACTGCTCCCACGGGTCCACCTCGTAGTAGGCGCCCCCGGCATTATTGGGGACTTGCCCCGGCAGAGGCTTTTTCGTAGAAAGCCCGCTCCCGCGCAAAATATCGCCATACTTCGTCATTTTTTACGTCCTCTTTTCTCTTGTGTGCAGGCGTAACCCTGCACTGCCGCACGCTCAGCCGTCAACTACGGGAACCGCGAATAAGGCAAAATGAAAAAAACGAGGGGGGTGGAGAAGAAAAGGCGCGGGGCACGCTCAGCAGAAAAGCGATTAATAGCAGACGGCAATGCTGCTAATAAAACTGCGACTGTCACACAGTGGCTTGCTGCTGGTCTGGTGCCCCGCATAAAAGTAACTCTAAACGAATTAGACATGCTTGTCGCACAGGAGCATATGATTACAAGTCATAACCTATGCGCTACGGCCCAACCCGTTTAGAGATACGGTATAAACAAACTGGACATTAGTTGCCCACAGGAGGGTATGTATTTCAAGGACATAACCTGCGAGCATCGGCCCAGTTTGTTTAAGTATCGGGCATAAATCACCAGCCGGAGAGGGCGCAAGGCCCCATTTAGTATCTTGAATGATAACCAGCCGGTAGCGGCTCGATAAAAAGAACTCTATCGCAAAGCCCCGAACGACGCAAGCTTTTTTTGAAAAAAATCAGCCGAACGCCAGTGCAATTTTTACTATACTATAGTCTAATAGGTATGTATCTAATTGAGGTTACTCTCGCCTAAGCGAGAGTAACCTACGTGGCGTGGCCTTACGGTCGAGAAATATACCACAATTACGGCGCCGCCCGAGGCGACGCGCTTAAATTCCCATTTACTATCTACTATTTGCCGGAAGGGAGACGGCCCGTTAACGGATAAGCCCCGTTCGCACGTATAAATGCAAATCCTCCGGAAGCTCCTGTACCTCCCGGCTCTCCATAAAATAACGGTAAGCCGCCTTTCCCGCCGCTTCAACCTTCTCTCTCTTATCCCAGGAAAAATCCTCTGGGCTATGCCATGAGGACCAGCCAATGGAGACAATGTAAACTGGCCGTGCCTTGCACGTAAACGAAGAAAACTCCGAACTCGCCCCGTTCTCCTTCAAAAATGGCAGACAGTAACGTTTAGCCTCGTCGCGTAGTAGCAGCGCGGGAGATACAAAAGCGTCAATGTAGTGCCCGTGGCCCGGAAACTCCGTCGTCAAAGACACTAAAGCCGTCTGAGCCGCGTTATATACGGCTGAGTATGCCTTATTAAAATCGGACTCCCCTTTCTCGGAGAGGAAGCGGCAAGAGAACCTGTCTAACCGTAATAATCCGTCGACCTTATCGGAGGAAATGAACACCGGCATATGCCTATTACCCTTTTTTGAAACTAAAAACTAAGTTAAAAACATACGTAGCACATTTAACGCTACGTAATACGCTAGATTGCAGGGCACTGCGTTACCTATTAATCGAAACGCAGCGGAATTACCGCAGTCTATGGCAAAGTCGTGCGGAAAGGTCTGTAGGGCCAAGGCTTCGTCCACCGTTAACCTACGCAAGTCCGGAGGAATCTGCGACGCCGCATAGGGCGCCCCGCCCCGCACTAAGTGCGAATGGTAGGAGGAGACCCAGTCCTCGGCGTCGGGGTCGGCTAGCCTCCGCCCGTCGATGATCGGTGTCTTGTTGCCACCCAACGACGCGCATAACGTCGGAGCGTAGCCTTCAAGATTGATAGGGCGGCCGGCCCCGTTAAACAGCATTCCCGCATAAGGAGACCGGCGAATAATCGGGTTGCGCGCGGGCGTAATCACCGCGTTGCACGTCCGCAAATTATTACCCTCCCCCGCAGGGGCTAAGTGTGCCAACGCCTGCCTGACCGTAGGCCCTTCCTCACGTAAGGGCCAAAAAAGCCCGGAAGATGCATAAGGGGCACGCAGCCTTCCGCCGCATCCTTCGGCTATATCAGAGCTGACCCCCACTAAAAAACAACGAGCCCTAGTCTGAGGCACGCCAAAATGAGACGCGCATAATACGTCCCAATGTACGTAATACCCTAGAGCGTTAAAAGCACGGCTCAGGAGTTCCCGCAACGAACGCCACTTACGTAAGTGGTAGAGCGCCGCGACGTTCTCCATGACGAACGCCCTAGGGCGAACGGTGCGTACCGCCGCTACAAACGCCCACACAAGTGCGCTCCTGACGTCCTCCGGGTCCATTTTACCCGCTACGGAAAACCCCTGACAAGGAGGCCCCCCAAAAACTAAGTCAACCTCCCTATACGCAGCTAACGCGGGCAAAAATGCACGAACATCGCCGCAAGCGATGTTCCCTAGTCCGTTCTCCTCGTACACTCGACAGGCAACGGGGTCTACGTCATTAGACCACACAACGCCAACGCCCGCCCGCCTGACCCCTAAGTCCATGCCTCCTGCACCGGAGAAAAGTGACACCGCGTACATATGACATGGCCCCTTACGCCGCATACTGTAGAAAAGAGAACGCCCTAGTAACCGTCCTCCTCATCGTCCCTCCTCTCGTGCACACAATCACGGCAGTTACAGCACGGCGAAGGCTCTTTACAAACCCACGCCACCGCCCAAATCACCGCCGCACCCAACGCGCAAAATGCAGTAAACATACCTATTCCTTCTCTAAGAATTTAATAACCTAACCCTAGCCCCCAGCGAGCTACCCCTCCACCAGACGCCCCGCTAACGTAACCAAGTCCGTTACCGTCCGACACTCCGTGACGGCGTCGAGGATCCCCTCCCCGTTACCTACATCCACCTCGCTCAGCTCCTCAACCCCTATAGTCGTAAACTCTTGTAAGAAGGCCCGCCCAAACTCAGCCTGCGCCTCCTCATCGTGGCCCCACAAATCACATAGCGAGTCGTCAGAAGCAATCTCGTCTTCGTCAATATCCAAAACCTCGCCCAATAGGGCCATCACTCTGTCTTCTATTTCCATACCTTTTTACTTATATAGTGTTAATAAAATAATTTTATTGTAGTTTTCTGTAGCCATTCGGGCCATCGCACGAGTCCCCACGGACACCGTATAGATTCGCCCTGCTTAGCGGCAAGGTGGCGCCAAGCGACCCCATAGTAGGCCCCGCAATAGCGGAAGTCAAGGTGACACTGATCCGCCCCGGGCGCGAGTTCCCCGGCAAAGCGCGACATCAAAGACTTCCCGTGCGCCGTATGGTTGTCATGTGCATACAAGGGAATGCGCTTATACGCACCGGAAGGCAACCGATAATCCTCCGCCGTGAGGATGTAGGCTTTACGGCGTTCGGATACGGGCGGCCCGGCCTCAGGGTTTTCGCCCATCAGCGCGTCCGCGAAAGCGTTGATCTCGTGATAGCCTATGGACTTCACTAATCCATGCCTGCGCTTGATAGCCGCCTGAACAGACTCGACGTAGCGCGCGTCATAGGAGAAAGCATTTGACCCCGATCCCCCGAAAAAAATCATGCCGAGAAGATCAAACAGCGCAAGAATATGCGCGGCGTGATCGGGAAGGCCCTTCTTCGGCTGGGACTTCAACAACCCTTTTAGGCCGTACTGTACCTTAACCGCGTCACCCTCTTTAAACCCCTCTAAAAGGGCTTCCTTGAGGCCCGCATACGCCGTGGGGGGCAAAACATCCCGCGCCTGACTAACTTTATACGAAAAGTCTTTCGCCAAAGCAGCATAACCCCGCATCTCTGCGCAGAAAATAGCGTAGCGCTGCGGCTGATCCCACTTTTTAACGCTTCCGCAAAAAAGAAGAACGCACTCGTATAGTAGACGGTAATCCTCCTCCGGAGACCGCACTTTCCCGGAAAGCTGAACAAGCGAATCCAGTAAAAAACGTAGTAGAGAAACATCCCTAGTCTCCTCGAATAGGACGTTTATCATGTAACGCACGGGCGAGGCAAACCCCCGAAAGCGCGTAAGTAAAAGCGCCCAAAAATACGCCGCCGCTACATCGCCTCTCCGTAACTCCTTGTGGAAAGCGCTCGCCACCTCCCAATACAAAGGGTATCGCGTGCTCAACGCCTTTAGATAGTCCGCCAGCAGCGGAAGCTGGCCGTGACGCTGCGTAATGTCCCATAGCGCCTGCAATTTATGGCTGCAATAGGGCCGGAGAACACGCTCCCCCTCCGCGCCATTGCCTATAGGGCTGCCCGCCGCGCACGTACAAGTACCCTCCGCTAAGTTAACGCGGAAAGCCGCGCCTCCTGAACGAGAACTGCCTTTGACCGTGCAGACCCCCGTAAATAAAGGATTTATAGGCGTAAATATATCTGACATAATTTTCAGGTTTCCCACTGTATATCCGGCGTTCCTTCTTTTATCCCGCCCGCATAACGACGAGCTAACTGCCGCTTTAGCTGCACCAAAGCAACCTCAGAGCCCGCGTGAATGAACTTTAGCACGTCCTTATGGGCCACGCTATGTATAGCGGTCGCTCCCTGCGCGTACAAGTAATTAAACACCGTCACAACGGCACGTACCTGCCCTGCGGCCCACACACGCGAAACCCTACCGGAGAAAGTTGTCGTGGTGGTGAACGGTTCAGGGAGAATACCTGCCTCCTCCCACCTAACAACAGTCGCTCGTGACACGCCGAAAACACGAGTCAGCGCGGCGCCGTCAAGGTATGCCACCTTCATGCCGCCAATACGCATCGTCTTGGCATGGGTGGCAACCCTTTGCTCAGGAATCATCAACGCCGTGCCCGCATCCGCCTGAGCCTTCCCGCCACGACGGCGCACACCCGCAGCACCAAGAGTAGGGCGGAACCATGAAGGAAGGCCCCGGATAATGGCGTCTTCCTTCGTAAACCTCCGTAAATCCATATACAGCTCTTTATCATGAAAAAGCGCGCCCCCCTATGAGAGAGGCGCGCCGCGCGTTACCCTTGGCAGCTCTTGCTTGCCTACAGTTGACGGGACTGCCACCACTCCAGCACAATCCGCTGAAACAGCTTGCTGTCCTCCGTCTCTTGATAAAGCTCCTTCGCCTTGTTAAAAATAGTCTTAATCTCCTCCCCCTCGGCCTCGTAAAGAGTGTGAGTAAACCGGAACTTTTTAACCGTGCCTAGTTTACCAACCTTCGCGCCTGTAGGCGTCAGCCCGTCCTTCGAGTATTCTTCAACCAACGCCTGCTCAAATTGGTCAGTCGTCTTGCCTTCCGCCAGAGCAACCAAGTCCTGATAATTTGACGCTGTCACATACTTGGACAGGGCCAAAGCTTTCATAATCCCAAGATAATCCAGCACCTTAACATCGAACCCCGGCACACGCGCGCAAGACATGTACACTTCAATATAATAGAGAACCTTCCGTTCGCCGTAAGGCTTGCCGCCCCCGTACAGACGAGGATCCTCGCAAAACTCTCTAAAGGATTTGTGTGTCGCTTTCCACAGACCCTTATGGAACGCATGAGCAAACATGCCGCCCATATAGAATAAGCCTCTGTTCTGGGAAAGAGCAAGGTCGGCGATAGACTCTATAATGGTAGCGCCTTTTGCAAGAAGCGCCCCAAGCTCGCCCACGATTGGAACGGAACCGCTCGGTAGCACAGCAAGCTCAGTACGAGGGCGACCGCGTTTACGCGGGGCATTAACCTCCGAGGAAGGACTATATATGGCAATGTCCGTCACCCCCGCGTTAGGGGCGGACGCCGGCGAAAACTCGCCGTCCAGCAACCCTTGCGACACCGTTTCTCCGCCTGCAAGGTGTACCTCTTTTTGGTCAGCGGGTATGCACGTATAATACAAGTACGGCGTAGGGGGACTGTCGTTCGTCAGCTCCTCAGTTACTTGCGTAACGTATAACAGCTGCCCCGGCTCAAAGACCTGCTCCTCGCCCCCTAACGGCTCTTGGTAATCTTCAAAGGTCGCATAACCCCCGACCTGTACGGTAGGGATCAGCTTTTTCTGCTTCTTAACAGGAGCAGCGGACACCTTATTTTTTTGTAATGTTAAGGTTCCTTTAGGCGAGGCTAAAACGCCTTGCCCCTGCGTAAGCTTCTTCATGATATTTCCTTAGAAAATGTTATAGGTCTAGTGTATTTTGCGCTATACTATAATCCCTTTTATTAATTGTCAATCCGCCCCGAAGCCCGTAGCCGCGCCGACCCGTAGGCAAATAACCTTCGCAAGCCTTCGTTGGGTTCCGGAGGACTCTGCATGTCCGCGCACAGAGCATCCCAGCCCTTCTTTGTTAATGTAATCGAAGGAGCCGACCCAAGCGCATAGGACGGGTCGTCCCCGTCCTTATACTCCTCACAGGCGGAACACACCTGCGCCACACCCGTGAAGGGAGCGGCGGACGCCAAATAGCCCTCCCCCAAACAAGTCAAGCAAAACGCGTCCACAATGTCGTCTTGCTTTGCGCGGCTCGCTGAGTATGAGAACCCCCAGCGGGCAATGGCGGCCTCCCGCATCTCCTCCTTCGAGGCATTACCCTTGCCGGAGATATAACGTTTCAGCGTGGAAATCCCCGCCGTGTATACGGCACACCCCGCCTCCGCCGCGCACACTTTCAGGATACCGACAAGCTCCGCACGAGTGAACGCCTTCCCTGTAAACGAGGAAAAAGCATAGTCCTCAAAAAACACATGCTTCTCGTAATCCGCGAGCCCCAAAAAGATATCGGAAACCCGCGCAAGAATTAACCGCTGACGCTGCAAATCAGTAGACGCCGCCTTCTTTGGCATCGTCAACGCCGTTACTCGGACTCCCGCACCGTCAGACAGTCGGACTGCAACCCCCGTCGATACGAGGGAGACATCTAACCCGATCACTGCTATTTTCTTCACGGATAACCCCCTACACGGAGAAACAGGAAACCACCCTGTCGCAATTTTTTGCGCGCGAGCATCCGGAACTCTCACAAATGCGCGGCGGAAGCGTGCCCTCGTTCAAATGGCCTACACACTCCCTAGCCTTTAATATGAACGGTTTAACCCGATCCCACCCCGCCACGTCCCGGACAAATTCTTTGTAGACGCGACCCCGGAAAAGTTTCGCAGGGTCACGGTCCACGTAGATGTAACGGAGCTTAGGATGGACGCGGTGCCCTAAAGCGCGTCCTAAATAGTAATACATCGACGCTTGTAGGACGTGGTCTCCTAACGGGGAGTCCAGCTCGTCGAACACTAAATCCTTACGGCTGATCGACTTTATCTCGTAAAGATGAAGGTAGCCCCCCCACTTCACCAAAAAGTCAGGATGGCCCGTTACCCCCCACGATTTTACGTGAAAAGTGGCCTCCTCATAAATAGTGAGAGGCTGGCGACAGGCTGAACACCTGCGGCGGGCCGCGCTTGCGCGTGTCCCTTGAACCTGCAACTTTCCGCAGGCACACCGCCAAACCCCCCACGCCAAATCCGCACGGGAGCTATGATCCAGCCATACACGCCTCACCTGTTCGTGTATGGCGTGACCCATACTGAACAGCAGCTCTTGTGCCGGTGTTACAGTACGTGTTATGTTACGGCACGGGTCCGCGTGCGATATCACAAAGTGCCGGGGGCAGAACATGCGCGACGGCTCACACTTAATCAGGTCCGAAACGTGGATGCGTATCTCCGGTCCCGCGTAATGCCTGTTAAACGCTGACGTGGACTCGTTCAGCATTCCCACGAATGCGTCTAAAGGGCTAATGGTACTCCCCGTCATGACGCCCCTCTGTCCCTGCACAGGGATAGTAAATGTTCCAGCCACTTTACCGAGATCACCGCAACTTCCCGCCCGCAAGTCTCCCCGTCCTCCATAAACTCCACGATAACCGCCGGAACCTCGTCGCACGCCATCGCCGCGTACTCGATTTTATCCAGCATGTCTTGCGTAATGGAAAACGATTTCTTCTGCGTGGCCTTGCACTCGATCCGCGCAACACCCGGCACTCGCACGTCGCCCTTTACAAAACCGCTGCCCGACGCCAACGTCCTGTACCCGCCTAGCCTCTGCGCCGTCCTGCGCTCCTGCTTCGGCGCACGATGATAAGCCGGGGACTGCACTTCGGTCTCTCTTCGCAGACGACGCATATACGCGCTGTCATTTGTCATTCCAACCTCCACTTACGCCGGAAATACTGCAAAATCCCGTCCGTATACGCCAGCATAACATCAGGGTTCTCTTGGAAATACTGCCCTATCTCATCATGCGAGCTGAAACGACGATCAATGCCCGTCAGCGTATGATGAGATCCCGCGCCCGTGTACAATCCTGCTTGGCGGGCATTAGCCAGAATCGTCTTTGTCTGATCGATGTGCCCTACAGGATACCCCGCCGACTCGTCCCGAATCAACTTAAACCTGCCCGTGCCCATGCGGCCTCCGGTCTTATCTTTCGTAACCTGCACCCCGTGCTCGTTAAACAAGATAAGACCCGCGTCGTCCCCTTTCTCCGCTCGGTGCTCCTTAGACGTTAACGCAAGCTGATGACTTGTCGAATACTCAAGAGCGCGGCCCCCGGGAAGGACGCGGTTATCCCCGAACATGACCCCGATGTTTGTCCTGTACTGGTTAATGTGCAGCAGCGCCCTACGGCTGCCCTGGTTATACGCCTTAATAAGCGTGGAGTTCATCACCCGCACAAACCGGCCGATAAGTCTCGCCTGCTCCGCCACTAGGCTGTCGCCCAACCCTTTCTCCAACTCCCGCCCCGGAGTAATAGCGGCCAAAGAGTCAACGATCAGCAAACACGTGCAGTCCTCGCTTAGTAAGGCAACGGCTAACTCTAGGACAGTTTCGCCGATGTTATGCGAAACTACCATTAACCTCTCAAGGTCTACGCCTAACGTCTCCGCCCACTGGGTATCTAACGTGCCCTCCACGTCAAGATAAACGACGATCTTATCAGGATTCGCGCGCTGCGCGCCCGCCGCCGCCAATAACGCCAACGTAGACTTGCCGCCGGATTTGTTCCCGTAAAGCATGGAGACCCTGTTGTACAGGAAGCCTCCGGCCAAACAAAGGTCTACCGCCAGCACGCCGGTTCTAAACCGCTCGGGCCGTACCACCTCGGAGGCGAACCGCAATACGCTGGCCCCTTCCCGCTTTCGTACATCCGAAATAATCCCCCTGAGCGCGTCATTAGGGACGAACCGCTTACCCTCGCCCGAGGACGGCACAACCGGTTCTTGCGTTTTTTTACTATCCGCCGCTACAGCCGAAGAAAAAGGCGGGGGATTCCCGCCTTTCGCTACAGGCGTGCGGACTTTCTTTCCGCCGGCCATTTCGCTCTCCAAAAAAACTTATGCGTCCTCGTCGTCTCCCGCCTGCTCCGCCAGAATAGCCGATACCAGCGCCGCTTTACGCTGCTTAGGCGTATAGGTTTTGGGGACGTGGACACCCTCCTTAGGCAGACACTTTTTTGCTACCACGGGGAGGTCAAATTCTTCTTGAAGAATCTCGGTAAGCTCCTCCACGGTCTTCCCCTGAAGTTCTGCCTCAGAATAACCGCCGGCCTCCGCTTCCTCAGCGTCGTCTTCCTCTCCGCCTTCGGCTTCTTCCGAAGGCTGCGCCGCCTCAAGCCAATCAATGACATCGGCGCGTAATTTCTCCGTGTCCTTATTCTTGAGAGGCTTCCCCCGCTCATCCGTCATCCCAAAAGAGGCCACCAACTCCTCTAACTCCTCGCGTGAAGCCGCCTCCGCCTGCGCAAGCAGATCCTCCACAGACTCCTCGGCCGGTCCGGCGTCCTCATCCTCCTCGACATCCGTACCTTCCTCAGCATCATCGTCCTCAGCCGACGTACCTTGGGCGTCGATCGGAAAATCCCCCGCCAACTCCTCCATCAGTTCCTTCAGAGCAGCCACAGAAAGATCTTTTACCTGCCCGTAAACCTCCGCGACCTCTTGCGGCACGCAAGGCACGGTTATAGAAACCCGCCCGTTAACGTTCCCATAAGGAACGGTAGGCCGCTTTTCCTCTAAGGAAACCGACACCGTCGCAGGCGTTACGCCCTGCGGAAGCACAGCAACACGCAAAGACTTGCGTTCCGTCTCGGAAACGAGCACCACCCCGTCAGGGTCTACCACGGTCGATTCTACCTCCACATAAGAGACCGACCCGACTTCCTCTTTCTTGGACAACGGCTCGCTGGTCTTAGGCGATCCCTTGGCAGCCAATCCTGCGGGTTTTTTTACAATAGCCATGAATAGAATCCTTGTTAAATAGATTAGGGCCTAGGCCCCTATTTGAGAGCGGACTTTTGTAAGCGCCGCAAGCACTGTTGCTTGCGTAGCGGCGTGGTCAGCCCTGTAATAGGCGAAATACTGTAGGTGCTCCCCTATCACGTCCGCGAGGGCGTGAACTTCTTCCACAAGGTAGACGGAAAAAGTTCTCCCTTCAACCCTAAAAATAGGAGCCGGCACTAACCCACGGGATAACCACCGCTTAAACGTGGTGAGGTCCACCTCCAAGATATAGGCCACCCGGGACAGCTTCATCCCCTTACAAACCCTCACGCCGGAAGGCAGCGCAATCGGGTAGTCCACTGCCAGCGTGGCAATGCTGTGCTTATTACGGTTTCCCGCAAAACGCTCAAACGCCACACGCTTTCTATAGCGACGGCGCATCCGGACCTTAATTAACTCCCGATGCGCCGCATCCGTGGCGTACCGTGAGGGGCGCTTCCCTTCTTCAGCCATAGCTCGCGGACACCTCCTTTATCGTAGCTCCGGCCTGTACGAAACATTTCCTCCGGGAAGCCGCCCTACGCAACAGGAAGGCGTACCTCGCCGCATCCGGCGTGCCTTGCGCCAAAACATCCGTGATACTGTACCACTCCGGAACGGGCTTACCCGGGTAAAACCGGACAATCCGTCCTATCGCCTGCGTTAAATTCGTGCGCGGCGCCGCCTCCACGCCCATGTCTAGGCGAGGCACATCTACGCCCGTATCAAATATCCCGTAGGTAGCCAGTAAAATGCTGCAACACTTTGCCATCTCCTTATATTCAGCTTCTTTAACTTTAATCTTTTTATCCAAAAAGTTACCCTGCTCGTCCCTCTGATAAACCTGCCCGACGTACAAACCTACCTCCTCAGAAGGAACCCCCTTTGCTACCAGCAAGTCTTTGAGCAGCTGAAGCTGCTTAACATTGTCAGCGAACACCACAGGATTACGCTTCCGAAGATAACCGCGCGTGTACACGGTCTCCGCAAGCCACGCGTTTCTGCTCCCCCACAAGGCTAACGCAGGAAGCACCTTACTTTCATGGTATACCTTAAACGGAGGTCTGCCGGAAACCCGGCAAATATACACAATAGGCTTAAGCACCTCTTGGGAAGACGTGACTTTTGGCGTGCCTAAATGTAGATCACAGACCCGCCCCAGAACCCCGGCTTTGTTTGTAGCGGTGTAGCCTACGCGAATCCTTGCAGGAAACAGAGAAAGCACCTTCGACATGAGAGGCGCCGCCACCTTGTGCACTTCGTCAATAGTGATCTTGCCAAAGTAGGAGTAAAAAGCCTCGGGATACCGCCGCATCACAAGTGATTGCAGCATGGCGACTACGAAATATTTTCCTTCATAGTCGCACACATCCTGCTGGACGAACCCGACATGCTTTCGGACAAACTCATCTCCGAAGAAAAAAGCCATGCCGTTCTTCTCCTGCCTGCTCCCCGCCCACTGAAGTTTAAGCGTGTTACGGGGAACAATAATCAGGGTAGGAACCCCGATATTAGCTGAGACAAACAGGTCAGTGACGGTCTTCCCTGACCCTGTCTTGGCGTTCGCCACGATGTCTATCGGTCCTTTTGGCGCGCAAGCCTTTAACACGGCGTCCATGAAGGCTTTTTGCTGAGAGTCACGCGGGGTTATAGCCCCGCGAAACTCTCTCAACCCACAAGTATCCCCTCTTGCGGTAAGGTCTTTATACCTCACCGCAGGGAATCGCTCAAGCCCGAACGCACGAGGGACACCGAAGTAACCTGAGTAGGTGCTGTCGTCATAACAGCAGACTTCCGTATAGGACACCTTGGCGCCGCCCGGCGAATACACCGGCTCCCTTAGCGTCAGTTCACTACGCAACGAGGACAGATCGCCAACTGTTCGCACGGGCAAGTAAAGCATCGATGAAAGAAAAGCCGTTCCCTGCGGCACGGGCGCACTTAATCCCATTCCGGAGCCTCGCCCGACGCACCAGAAAATTCTTCGTCCCCGAACGCCGCACCCGCCGCAAATAACGACCGAAGTTCGTCTTCCGAGGGCGTCTTAAACACGGAAAAGTAATCCGTCGGCGTAACGTCTTTATACTTAGATAACTGTGCTTCCGTTAGTCGGTTCACAGTTTCTATTTTTTTCGTCACAGGATTTCTGAGCTTTACCCCGGGGATCATACTGAACGGAGCTTTCGGCATGTCCTTATGCAAGGTGAACGCCATACCTCTCACAGAAGCCCCGGACTTCCACCCAGTTACCCGCACAAACGCCTCAAGCTGACTAGGTTTAAGCACCAGCAACTTCTTTGAGTAGGGAACGGTCTCACCCGCCTTCGTGACGTAGGGCGTCAAAACAAGGACCGTTAAAAACAATCCATTATACGAACGGGCGTCCGGCAGGGCAAGGCACGCCGGGCAAATCCCATGCTCTTGCCGGCAGCCGACCGTGTGCCCCCATCGCCCGTCAGGCCCTTTGTACGAATGCTCCCAAAACCGGAAAAAACCCTCCCGGCCTTGATCTAAAATAACCACCTCACGGCTTTCTCCGCGCTTAAAATAGAGACGGTTATTCTGCGCGCGCTTGGCGGCGTACATCTCGCTCCGCTGCTTGTCTTCCCTGATCGCAACGTCGAGCGCCACGAAACGGCCACTTACGGTGCCCGCCGAAGGCTTAACCCCCCCTAACTTACGGGTGGAGTTTAACGCAGAGCCCCCAGCCTGACGCGCGGGAAGCTGTCGCGTGGGAAGCTGACGCGCGGGAGAGCTAACCCCCTGTCCGCCACGTCTTGTTAATTTTGTCATCTGAATAATCCTTAATTGTACTACCCGAGATAGCACTTAGCCCGTCCAATCATTTGACGAATCTGGGAAGCCGTGCACTCTCCGGGATCTTTTAAACAGCGCCGCCCGCTTTCCGGGTAAGACGCTACGTACTGCGGGAAACACCCGTCAAACTCCGCCAACACCCCTCTAGAACGTTTAGCCCCTCCGGGGGCCTCGGCGCCCCATAAAACCTTATCGCCTGCGGCGTCTCGGTCCACCATCCAAATAACCGACGCCCCGAACCGCCGAAGTTTGTCCTTCTTGGCTTGCGTCAGCTCCGTCCCTAAAATAGCAAAGACGGAACGATCTGCCGTGATAGCGCCCGACCCCAATACCGCCGCATAGTCGAACAGGCCCTCCACGATAATAATCGTATGAGGCCGTGCAACCCCACAGCGATTTATCAAATGCTCTCCCAAGAAAACCTTAGCCTTCGGAAGTCCGGAATAGTCGCGTACTCTAGGGCCGGCCTCCGAGTCTCGCACCGTTCTTCCGGAAAACCCCAGAAAAACTCCGCGATAGTCGTATACGGGAAACAACACTCTACCGGAAGTTCCGTCCCACCGTAAGCGCATTCGCAGCGCAGTGCGCCAAGAAATTCCCCGCCGTGTAAGGTAGGGGTGAGTTAAAAGGGGAGGGTAATCCGCCTCCCCCTGCGCGGCGCCTAACGCCTTTTCATAGGAAAAGCGACCCTCCTTCTCCTTAAACCGCCATGACGGACTCCCGGACAGGACAGCGGACTCCGCAAGTTCTACGCGCCTGACAGTGTCCGACAAGTCTTCATCCCGTAAATAACCGAGAAGCGATACCGCCTGCGCGAAAGTTCCCTTCTGCCCGCAGGTAAAACACTTGAAGTATGACGGACCTGACCCGCCTACGCGAATACCGAACGAGGGATGGTTATCCGCCCCGCTGCCATGCGTGGCGAACGCAAACGGACAACTGCCCGAAAGCCAACCTTCCGTCACACCGTTCCCGCCGCCAAGGCGAATGCCCAGCTCCTCGCAGAAAGCCCGAGCTTCATGCACCTGCATCAGAAAACAGCGCCTCGCCTTGGACGATCACCCCGCCTTTACGTAGGTCCAACTTATGCGAGTAACAGTTTAGACGGCTACGAATGCTCGCCCAAACGCCGTAAAAATCTACGAAAAGCGTTGCCAAAGCTCCGCTCAACTCCTCCGCCATCGGACGATCCAGCCAATAGGCGAAATCGGCAGGGCCGTGTAACCCGAACCCAACGACGGGGGGCTTAAACCCACCGTCGCTATGGCATAGCTGTCGTATCCCCGCTTCTGTCGCAGCATCAGCACGAAGGGCTAAGACCTCTCGGCCAATGTCCCATATAGACGCAAAGGAAGAAATAAGGCGGGCAAACACCGCACGCTCATCTTCCGTCAATTCCCCCAACGGAATATCCTCGGCCTCCGAAAACGGGGGCAACCAAGTATCTAGCCCAGACTCCTCCCCGACTCTACATGGAAAATGTATCACTGTTGCGTTCATTGTGGGCCACCTCCCAACTATTTTGAGGGCAACCGACGCACGGGACGCTTAGCGGACGCGCGCGCCTTCTCCCCCCGCAATATGACGGCAGAACTTTTTTTTGCCGAGTCCGCAGGGGCCGTAACGATTTCGTGCCCGGGCGCATCTATCTCCCACTCCGCCGCGTCCGGGGATGCCTCGGCGGGCGCCCATTTAGGGTCCGTCCCTTTCGTAGGCCGAGAAACCTCTAACACAGAAACCACGTCTTGCCCCGCCGAACTTCGAGCTGCCTCCTTCCCGACGCTCAGCGCCTCTAAGAACTGCGCCTCAGTTAACCGCCCCTCGCGGAACAACCGCAACCAGCCGGCAGGGTCTATGACCGACGTAGACCCCGGGATATACCCGTATTTTCGCCCCTTATAACGAATGGTAGTCTCGGGCGGGAACCCGCTCGCCCGAAGGTAAGCCCCAAACGTGTTTTTTAGTAAAGTCGCCTGTTTGTTTTTTTTACTTTCGGCTTCCTTAGCCGCCGTCTCTAACTCAAGGTACGCTAGCGCGAGCGTCTTAAACTCCGCAAGGGTAGACATGCTAGACTCTCCTTAATAATTTCCTCGGTTTTATGTTTCGGCGTAAAACGTGAACTTTACGTCGTGCACGTTCTTTACGTACTTCGACGGGCCCGCAGGTAACGTACCGAATGATGTCGTCCGCCGTCTTAACTGCGGTATCCGCAACTAACGCCTCCCACTTAGGGGAGAGTTCGTGCATCTCGGAAAGGTTATACCCTATTGAAACATCGGCCTCAATAGGAATCGGGAGCTTGAGGCCAAACCACTCCTCAAGAGGGTTCGTCTCCATGTAGTGTTTTATGGTTTTGCACGCCCACATGGCGTCTTCTTGCTTAACCAGCGAAATAATGGCGTCGTGTACGAACCCGCAAACACGCACCTTATCCTTCGGCACTTCCGCGTTAATGCGCGTCATCGCCATCAAGCCCAAGTCGTTAGCGAAAGACTGTACAGGGGAATTTATAGCCTGGCGTTCCGCCTGCTTACGCACGCCTTCGTCCTCGCTGAACACCGTAGGCAGGTGTCGTACCCTGCCGTTTAGCGATCTCACGTAGCCGTTCTTCTTGACAAACGCAATAACCTGCTCATGCCATCTGGATAAGTTAGCATAGGTTTTAAAGAAAAGAACCCGAACCTGCTCGGCCTCTTTATCCGTAAAATCTACGCCATAGTCGGTCTTAGCATACGTTTTGAATTTCTTCCACCACATCCCGTAGATGAACCCGAAATTTACCGCCTTAGCCTTCGTGCGGGCGTCTTTCCGCACTTCCGTCGTAAGCTCCTGAAACGCCTTAAGGCTAAGGCCCATCAACCGCGCCGCCGTGGCGGAGTGGATGTCCCCTCGCTCTTTGTAAATCTTGAGCATAGTGGGGTCATTCGCCATGATAGCGACGACTCTAAGCTCAATCTGAGACAGGTCGGACTCAACAAACACATAGCCCGGCGGGGCACGAAAGATCTTGCGGTAAGCCTTCGCTAACGCCCCCCTCTTCGGGAAGTTCTGCCCGTTTGGGTCGCGCGACGCCGTCCGTCCTGTTGAGGTAGCGTGCAGCAGATAAGTAGGAAACACACGCCCGTCATGGATATATTTTGTGAATCCGTTAACATACGTATTCAACAACTTGTCCACTTTGTTGTAGTCCATCAACCGCGCGACAAGCGGATGTTCCGCGAAGTAGGATAAATGATCCTTAGCCGAGGTGCTGGCAACGGGAGCCTCTTTTGGGCTGGTTTTTGTAAACACCTTCGGCGAAAGACAAAGACCCGCCGGATGGGAGAACAGCCACGCACGTATAAGGTCCGCTCGGTTAAACTTGATGCCTACCCCCGTGGACGCGAACTCCTCGCGTATATGCCTCGGCAATAACCGGTTAAGTTCTGCCCTATTCGCGGCCTGCCTTTCCTCAAGGAACGCTTTAAAATTCGCAAACTCCTCTGGGTCAATACATAGCCCCGGACGCTCCGCGTCGCAGAACATCCGCATAGCGGGCTGCGTAACTCGACGGTAAGAGTTGTAGGCGCGCGCGTCTTTTCTCAGCATCGGGGAAAGCACATGAAACAAACGTAAACAAGCGTCCACGTCACCGGCGCCGTAAGGGAGCATCTTCTCCGGGCGGAACAAGTCCATCCTCGACTTTCCTTGATGCTCTGGGTCAGTGTTGTAGGCGTCATTGTACCCGGCCATCTCCGGCACGTACAACCTGACGCACTCATCCAAACTTTTAGAGATCTGGTTCTCGTCCAAGCCGTGCGTCAACAGGATAGTGTCCCCGTAGTAGTTGGCGACGTTAATCCCTAGCTTTTCTCGTAAAAAATGGACGTCAAATTTAAAATTATGGCCGATGACCTTGACCTTCGGGTTTTCCAACAACAACTTCAACTGGCGCACCACTCGCGCACGCGAGTAAGTCGAGTCAGTAGGGGCTAACGCATAGTCAATCGGTATGGCCACGGCCTCCCCCGGCGTTCGGCAAAGCTGAACCGTAAGAATCTTGGTGTCCGACGCGTACCACTTTAACCCCGTGGTTTCCGTGTCCACGCACAAAAGCTCCGGAGGGTTTCTTAACCACTCTCGCAAGTCCCAACACCACCTGTACCGCTTCCCTGCGCCGGAAGCCCCTTCAGCGGAAAGAGCGTACCCCGCCGTTTTTAGCGCGGCTAACCTCCGCATGTCAGTCTCGTAAGTGTGCTGTAAGTTCGGCACCCGACGAATGTGCGTCAAGCTCAACGTCGGGAGGATCACGACGCCCTCGCGTTTTTCGTCCGGAACGGGAACCCCGCGCGCGACCGTAATCTTAACGGCGCGCCCGAAAACCTGCCGCGCCGCGCACTTTCCGGAGGCCACAATCACGCGCGGGGCCAAGCGAGCGACCTCCGCGTCAAACGCCTCCTTATACGCCTTCAGATGCTCCGCCGTCTGCTTTTCGCTCTTGTACGCCTCCGGGGTTAAGGGAGGCGCGGCGGCCAAGATCAACGCCGTCTCCCCCGTGTAACCCATCGCTTTCAGGTCCGTAATAATCTTTTCGGTGTCCTTAGCGTTAACCCCAGGATGCCCCGGGATTAAATGAGAAGGCGCCACCGCAGGTTCTACAACAAACAATATTTCAGGGCGACGCGCACGGCCCACACGAGGCAGCGCCGCCGCAACCGAATTAGTCATGGCTTACCTCTTTAAAAATCTAAGATGATCGGGGCGGTGCCAGCAGCCGCAGGCGCGTCCTGTGTTACGACGGAAAAGTTAGGCACAGGGGTAAAGCTATAGTTGAGCAACCATTGCCCTTGCTCACCCTCACGTCCTTTTAATAGGCCGAGCCATCGCCGATCCGCTTGATGCGGCGGGTCCGCCGCCGCAAGTCCGAACACCAACGAAGAAACCTGCCCGACAACGTCGGTCTCCGCAATCTTCTCCAAACCGAGATGAGAGAGAGGGTGCACGTCTTCCGCGTTAGCCCCGGTGCGCGCGGGCTGCCTGACGGCCTGCCGGTTAAACTGCACGGTCACGAGTACGGGACGGTTAAAATCCTTAGCGAGCGCCCCCAGCTCCTCAATGACATCGGACACGGTCTCCCTCCTGCCGCTCTGGCCGTGTCTCTTCTTCTCCGGGGTCAAAAGGTACGCCGCGTCCACGCAAATAACATCAGGGAGGCTGTCCATACAGATCGCCCGGACGGTCTCCACCGACTTCTTGAAGTTGCCCGCAACGAAATTAAACGGAATCCCGGAAGCCGCCATCGTAACCGCCGAGGCTTTCACGTAATCGAACGCGCCCGTCGATAAACCTCGACGAAACATGCGGGGGTTAATGCCCGTGTGCATGGCTTGGACGCGACGGATAACCTGTAAGACCGTCATTTCCATCGACACAAACAACACGCTGCGACCGGCGGACCATGCCGAGTAGGCGCTGTGCAATAGAACCCATGATTTCCCTTGTCCGGGACGGCCCACAAACGTAATGAGATCCCCTTGCTGCCATCCGTCAGTCACCGCGTCGATTGCCGCCCAGCCCGTAGCGACCCCCCGTAACCCCGAAATCCACTGCGTCAGCTCCTGGTCGTCAATGGACGACCGCAGCGCGGACTCCAGCGTAACGACGCCTCCTTCACCGAGCGATAAAGACCGCTCAACGCGTAGAACCTCGCGCGCTACCTCCACAGCCGCCGAAGCGTCCTGGCCTCTCAGCGCCTCTGAAAACGCCTGCAAATGAGGAAAAACCCCGAGGTATAACGCGCGCTCCCTTGCGCGCGCTACATAGTACGAAACCGGCTCGGGGACACGGACCAGCTCAACCCCCGTTTCCCGCAAAAAAGTGCGCGGAGCAGGAAACGCCCTATGGGTATGTACATATTCGCACAGCCAAACAAAAGCTTCGCGTTCTTCGCCTTGTAAAAAAAAAGCGGCAGGAACTTCCCTCAGCGCAGACGCGGAGCCCTCTCTGCGTAAGGCGGAAAGAAGCTCTATTCCTTCCGATCTAGGCGGCACACATAACCTCCCGGACTTGCTGGTCTATCTCCGCCCGGAGATCGCCGGGCCACCAGTGCATCCCTTGAACGCCGGAGGACGAACTGAGATACAGCCGGGTGCCTTTTGCTAATTTTTTATGCAAAAAGTCCGCCACATGGCTTAGCTCCGCCGCCGTATATGGACACTCCGTCGTCCCGTCATAAAAAGACGAAATGAATAAGGCCCCGCAACGCTCAATCAAGGATATGACTTCCGCATCCACCTCGGAAAGACCGGACTTTGTGACAAGCGTCGTCAACCATCGTAGGGAGATAAAATAGGACGTTGTCTTACCTCCGAACAATTGGTGTTGCGTGTACAACAACTCCTTCGTTAACGCTTTAAACACGGGCAACCGAACGGCGGCTTCTCCGGAAACAAGAATCCCTTTCCCCGCAACGCAATCCTCGCGGAAAGACGTTCCGGAGCCTTCCATATCCGTCAAATACCGGCGGAGCATTAACCCCGTGCGGCCGGTGCTCAACAAGCTATGCTCGATAAACGACTGCGGCACGTTACAACCTTTGAGGACCGCCGCGCAGATCTCCTTATGGGAAGGGGCCTCCGGCGGCCCGTTTACGTCGTTAGCTAAGCGGGGGGTCTCAAACACTACTCGTTCCCCTCCTCGCCCTTAGCCTCACGAGCCTCACGAGCCTCACGCGCGTCTCTCGCAGCCAAAAAGGCGGCGAGTCCGCCATGAGCAAGCCCTGCCGGCGGGACGCCGCCACGAGTAGCCGCCGCACCGTCGTAGCTTACGGCAGCGCGAGGCCCATGAGCAGCGAAACTCGTGCGCAACGTCTGGAGCATTTGCTGGAGTTCGGTAACGCGTGTTTCCAGTTCGGAAATGCGTTGGTCCTTTTCGGCAAGCTGCGCCTGCGCTTGGGACAAGCCCGCCTGTGCCGCCGTTACCTCCGTGCGCAAGCGCACGCTGCCCGAACCCTTCGGCGCGAGCGGGTCAACGCAGCGCTTATACGCAGGTAAAAATTTGTTAATATGTTTTACCAAGAACAGCAAGTTCGGAGTTCTCGGACAGTTCGCGGCATACTTTACGCCGACACACTCCTCCAAGATTGTGGCCCAGTTACGAATAACCGTGGAGAAGAAATCCGCAGGATCTATGTCCTCAGGAAAAGCTTTTTCTACCAGCCGCGCCATTTGCGCTTTTTCCGCAACGGTCCATAGGTGGGGCGGAAGCGCAGGAAAAGCCTGTTCCACCGCGTTATCCCACGCGATGCGTGCTGCGCGAGCCGCCGAACCTTTTGTCCGCATAGCGCCCCGCTCAGCTAACCGATTCGTTACCGCTGTTTTGACGTTTTCAGATATGTTAAATAGTATCTCCTTCTGCTCCGCAGAAGAACGGGCAGGAACAGGTTTTTGCCGTGAGGGTGAGAGATCCTTTTTCGAGGTGGAATCCCGCGAAGAATTGTTATCTGAGTTATTTTTCATTTCTACAACTTTAAACTTATTAATTTTACGTAACAATCTACCCCGGCTACAAGTAGCCGGTTCTAGGCTAGCGCTGTCGCAGGTTGGAATCAACTCCTCCGTTGGGTTTCCTGGAAAAACAGACTGAGAGGTTGAAGGACACTTTTGCAGTGGGGTATCGACCTGCCCTTCCTTTTTCGGTCCTCGTTTTTTTCCTTTATCTTCCGTCGAGCCGGTTCCGGCGAGACGGATCGGGAGGATAACTTCTTCGTTTAACTTCTTCTTCTTTTTACTTCTTATATTAAAGGTTCTGGCAAGTGTGACATCTCCCCCTATCGCACTTTCGCCGTCACCCCCTATCGCAAGCGTGGCACCACCCCCATTGCCACTTGGGGCCGTATTTTCGGAGGTAATCGAGGGGCCAGCGGCTCTCGTTTCGGCGCTCTTTTTCGCTTTCTTTTTGGGCTTTTTCGGGCAGGTTATCGGAGTAGGCTCTTTTCCTGCGGGGACATACAAGTGGAAATCATCCTGAAACGGGCGAATATCTTCCGGTCTCCACGCGAAGTTTAACCCCATTAGCTTACGGGATTCCATCAAACTTACATTGTAATCCTCCTCCGGTCTCTCTTTTTTTGGGCAACCTCCAGGATGGCCTACTGTTATTATACCTTTTTCAGTGAGACTTTTTACCGCGCGTAATACTTGTCTTTTGCTTTTTCCTGTACCTTGAGTGACCATTACACGTTTATTGGTCTCAGGATCAGTGACAAATACACCATGTGTTAGTTGGCTAGTGCTTATCCGTTCCTGTGTTTTTTTAAATTGTAATGTTCTTAAAGCAATAAACAGCATCACTTTCAGTTCGGCTCCGTCGAGATGGGGAGCGAAAAGTTCAAGCGCATCCTTCACAGTAGGGAGCACATCTTGCCTCTTTTGATCAAAGTTCTTAAGTCTTAGATTGACTTTCAGCGCATTAGCGGCCATAATCCTCTCCGGGGAATAAGCTCCATGAAAACCCCACAGAAGCCCATGATAGGGAGCCGCTGAGGGGGGCTAAGCGGTAAGTCTTAGCCGCCGAGCGGCTTCCTGTCAAGGGTGCCCCCCTCTAGCGCGGAGAAAAAAGAACGTGGTGTTTTCTCCTTTTTGCACCGTCGTTGGTTACGTTTCTTTTCTCTCCGCGCGTTGAGTAATCCTGCCATGCCCTCCCCTTTTACATTCATTGACCTGTGCGCCGGCATAGGCGGTATGCGCATTCCTTTTGGCGCACTTGGCGGGGAATGTGTTTTTTCTTCCGAGATAGACCCGCATTGTCAACGGGTGTATGCGGCGAACTTTGGGGAGTCCCCCTTTGGCGACATTACCTCCTTGTCGCCTGACGCCGTGCCGGACCATGACCTTTTATTGGCCGGGTTTCCTTGCCAAGCTTTCAGCGTTATTGGACGGCAGTTAGGGTTTTCCGATACGCGCGGGACGCTCTTTTTTAGTATTGCGCAGATTCTCCAAGCCAAACGACCACGCGCCTTTCTGTTAGAGAACGTTAAACAGCTCCGGACACACGATGAGGGCCGCACTTTTTTGACGATCCTCCGCACGTTGGAAGGCTTAGGTTACGTGGTGTATCACACCGTGCTCAATTCTCTGGATTTCGGGGTTCCCCAGAAAAGAGAACGCACCTACATTGTGGGGCTTTTGGGCGGCGGCGCCTTTTCCTTTCCGTCGAAAAAAACGGACTACGATCTGTCGTCCGTGCTGGAACCCGAGAACGGCGTAGGTTCAAAGTATTTCGCCTCTGAGCATATTCGAGTTAGCCGACGTGAGCGGGTAGGTTTCGTGCCTTCCGGCCCCTCCGTCTGGCATGAGAATAAGAGCGGAAACGTGTCAGCCCTGCCCT